GAGGCCAGTGTCGTCTGGGCGAGGTTGGCGAGCTGCTCGGTCACTGCCACCTCCTACGTCAAGGGTTCGCCGCCTGCAGAGAGGCGGCGCCGGCCGGTGCGCCGAGAAGGATGAGGGCGCTTAGCGGCTCAGCTCAGCTATTTGAGAAGGGACAGCGAGCGGCTGGGCTCGGTGCGCTTCTGGAAGTTCGACAGCTTCTCGCCGAGGTACTCGCGGACCTTCGCTTGGTCGAGGACGAGTTTCGAGGCTCCGAGGGTGAGCGCGATGCGGTCGCGGTAGGTCGAGCGGCCGGTTCGCTCGAAGTGGGCGAGCAGGACCGGCGCGGCCTCCTCTAGAAGCGGCTTCAAGCGGTCGATCTCGCGCTTGGCGTGCTCCCACTGCTCGGCGGCCTCGCTGAGAGTGAGCTTGCGCTTGGAGACTCGGTCGGTCATCGCCGTGGCTTCTCGGCCTTGCGCCGCTTGCGTCCTCGCGCGACTTCGCGTTTACGGACGCGCTTGGCCTGTTTGCTGGACAGCTTCCATTTCCTCATGGTCGGCACCGTACCCTAAAGTATATCCGAGGGTTTGCGGAAGGAACTGCCCATGAGCCATCCAGCTTCGATCTCCGGCTATGCCGTCGTGCGCCTCAAGAACGGCTACAGCTACGTGGGATGGACGGTCTACGACGGAAGGGCCGTGACGATCGACGGCAGCCTGCGCATGATCGTGAACGGCGTCGTTGAGTACCGACCTCGGCCGCGGCGCACGGTTCCGCTTCATCTTGTGCGCGAGGTTCTGTGGGATGAGGACTAGCGCGGTGAGTCGCGCCGATTCGCCCGCTGTTCCTTGCGGGTGGCCCAGCGGCAGTTGGACGGTTCGTACTTGCCGTCGTTGTCGATGCGCTCGATGCTGTACTCGGGTCCTGGGCGCTCGCCCATGTCCGCGAGGAAGTTGGCGAACTTGCCCCAGCGCTCGCAGACCTTGATCCCGCGGCCACCGTAATCAGCGAACATTCGGACGTTGTTGGGGTTGGTGCAGCGCTGCCGCATCCCCTGCCAGATGTTGTATGTAGGCGACGGCCCTCCGCGCGCGTGTCCGTGTTTGAGGGCCGGGTGGGCTCGCGGCATCCATGAAGGATACTGCGGTGAGAAGATGTCCGACACGTTCTAGAAGATGGTGCCGACACGTTCGCTTCTACCTGATCGGAGACCCGCGATGCCCACAGATACCAAGCTCTCACCCAGTGACAAGGCCCTCGTCAAGATGCTGAAGGGAGCAAAGACCCGACAGCAGCTCGGCTTGACGCGCTACGCGCTCGGCAAGCTCTCAGCCGACAAGCTCATCAAGCGAGCGGGCGAAGCCAAAAACTCAAAGACGGGCGGTCGCAAGGCCGTGACCTTCGAGCTGATGGCGAAGGGGCGCAAGCGCGCCGAGAAGCTCTGATGCAGCGCGTAGCGATCGGGCAGCTCTCATTCGATGCACGGCCGGGCAGCTCGCGCGTGCGCCCGGACATGGTCACGATCAGCGTGGCTGGCAAGTTCGGCTCCGAGCAGCTCAACGTCGACGGCGAGGACATGCCCCAGCTCTCGCATGGCGAGCGGGTGATGGTGGTGCTCTCAGACGCCGACGGCCAGCTCATCGCCAAGGCCGAAGCCCACGTCGAGATTGGCTTCGCCACCGACAAAGACGGGATCACAAGTCGCTTGCAGAAGGTGAAGCTGTAGCCGAGCCTCGCCAGCCGTCGCTCGACGACGACGTGCGCGCCCGCCGAGACGAGCGGATGGTCGTGCGCTTGGAGCAGATGCGCAACGTCGTGGCGGACTTGGAGGCTCGGCTTCCGGGGTGGCGGCGAGAGATCGAGGGGCTACTCGCCGAGCTGCGCGGGTGAGATTGTCTGCGCTGTGTCTGGGTTGCCCAAAGTACTTGCCGAGGGCGGTCGGTCTGCTTCACCAGCGGCGGACCCAACGGAGGCGGCAACCGAGTCTGAATCTAGCACGCCCTCTGAGAGGAGTGCGCGCTGGGCCGCTTCGAGGTTGCGCTGGGCGCGCTTGAGGAGCGTTCCGGCTTTGACGTTGGTCATCACGTCGCGGCACTTCTGCAGGTCGCCGGTCAGCCGGCGCACGTCTGCGAGCTGGGGCGTGAGGCGTTTCTCGCGCGCGTCCAGCCTTGCTCGCGCCAGGTCCTCGGCGAATGGTGCCAGGTACTCCGGGTCGCCGGGCACGGCTTGCCGTGATGCCACCGTCGTGAATCCCCCGTCGGCTGAGAGGTAGACAGCCGAGGTGTCGAACGCTTCGCGCTCTGAGCCTCGGATGAAGCGCACGAGCCAGACCTCGCCCTGGATCACGGGCGTCTGGCTGACCGTGATCGTGACGGGCTTGGGTTCCCAGCGCTCCACGCGGCCTATCAGCCACACGACGGCATGTTTGCGAGGCTGGCGCTGTTCTGCTCGAGCGAGCATCCGCTCGAAGGGGATGGGCGGGTAGAGGTCTACCTGCTGGCCGAGGCGCACGGGGCAGCGCTTGCGCTCGCCGAACTTGCCGTGGCGGACGGGGAGCTCTAGGAGGCGCTTTCGGATCTTGCGATCGAGGATCTGGTCCAGCTCGGTCTGCGCGACGATCATCGACCGCCAAGTATCCCGCTGGCGTGCTGCTAGGCGTTAGCGTGCATGAGCGCTGGCGCTCACGACTTCTCCTCCTGGAGTGCGGCGAGGAGGGCCTGGGTTTCGTCCCTGAGTCTCTGCCGAGCGCTTTCTGTGTCGGCGGGGAAAGCGGGTTGGGGGGCTGCAAGATCCCTCCACCGTTCCAGCAACTCCTTTACAGGCTGAGCCTCGACCGTCTGAGTGACCTCAAACTTCTCGGGCATCTCTCCCATCACGAGCCATCCAACTCCCGGCTCAGAAGTCCAACGCATCTCCCACACCCTCGGTGGCTCTGACCCATCCTGTTTGCTCATCGACGGCCTTTCATCGTGCTTTTCGTAGACACCGAGCGCAGGAACCGGGCCTCCCAGTAGCGGCCAGCGTGGAGATTCTTGACCTCTCGGTGCATGAACCCCGTGTTGCGGGGGTTGTGTAGGTCCTTCAGCGAGATACAGGGATCGCCTGGCCCAGACCCACAGTCAGGACATTCAACGTCAATAGCGCGCAATTTCTCGCTCATCTTCTCTCCTGTCTTGGCATCACGGCCTACCTAGAAAATCAAGGCAGATACGCTTGGCGGAGTGCCAATGTGTATCACGGCATCGTTCTATAACGCTGGTCGCCTCCCGCAGCCTTCGCTTGGTGTCTTGCAACTCCTTTGTCTCCACACTTTCCATCGTGGCAACCTGTGCCTCAGCAGCCTCGAATCTCGCCTGGGCGTCGTCATTAGGGCTTGGGGTTGGGGGTTGTGTCATCGAGGGTCATCAGCAAATAACCTCTAGCCACGCGGTAGGGTCTGCGAAGTCTTTGGCGCTGAATGACCGCTGAGGAACGTAAGAAGAAGCCTATTAGCTGGCGACGTAGCTACATCCTAATCGATGGAAAGTGGGTCAAGAGTGGCTAGCGTGTGGTTCAAGAAGGTTTGTCCCAAGAAATAGAAGTAAGGCGATTTGGCATCACGGCCTCGCCTTCGCTTTGTCTCTGCGCTCAGATGCCTCTTCTCGGCGTCTGATCGTGAGAGCGGCCTCGATGATTCGCTCGCCGAGTTCTTCTGCCTTGTGCCAACCGAGCAAGTGCGGCGGATCGCTCAGCGAGAGCTGGACCCGGACGAGCCCCGACGGTTCGATACGCACCTCCTGCAGCCGATTTCCATACTCGCTGTCGCTCATCTTCTCTCCTGTCTTGGCATCGTGGCATCAGCGGCGCCGGGGGAGCTCGGGTAGCGTCGCGATCTTGCGGCGACGCGGCCGGCGCTCATAGCCGAGCGCCCGCTGGATCGCTGAGGGGCGCCATTCGCTCGCGCCGCGCGCCGTCGGCACCTTCTCGGCGTTGAGCTGGTCGCAGATCGCCTGTAGCGTCGTGCCCTCCTCGCGCATCCGGCGGACGCGCTGTGCCAGCTCATCGGCGATCGCCGGGCGTCCGACCGGGCGTCCCTGCGCCCGCGCCGCGGCCAGGCCCTCGCGGGTGCGCTGGGCGATCACGCCGCGCTCCCACTCGGCGACGCCCGCCATGATCGTCGCGACGAGCCGGCCTGCGGGCGTCGAGGTGTCCAAGTCAAAGTCAAGCGCGACGAGCAGCGCGTCCGCGACCGTGAACCACTCCAGGAGCATCGCGAAGTCGATCACTGAACGGGTCAGCCGGTCGAGCTTCGCGACCACGAGCCCGTCGGCGTCTCCTGCGGCGATCCGGGCGAGCGCGCGCATCAGGCCCGGCCGCTCGAGCGCCTTGCCGCTGATCCCCTCGTCGCGGATCACGACCATCTCAGCGCCGGCGCGGCGGGCGTGCTCGCGGAGCTTTGACTCCTGGGCGTCCAGGCCGTAGCCGTAGAGCGCCTGCTCGTCGGTCGAGACGCGCGCATAGCCGATCAGCTGCAGTGCCATCGCCTCCAGCGTAGACGCATGGGTTCGCCTGCGTAACGCCGTGCAGCGGGGGCCTCTGACCCGTTGCGTGCGTATGCGGTTTACGCAAGCCTCGGAACGTGCGGATTCGGCGTCTACGCAGGGGGCTTTGGCGGCTGCGTAAGCGCGACCCCTTGCGGTGAAACCGGTTCCCATCACGCCGCGGCCTTCTTGCGTGCTCGGCGGCGCGCGGGAGGCTTCTCGGTGGGCTCTGAGGGCTCCAGCGCGTCGAACAGCGAGGGCATCGACTGCTCGCGGTCCTGCGCCTGGCAGTAGGCGATCGCGTCGAGGAAGTAGCTGTTGTTCAGCTCGACGCCGTAGCCGCGCCGGCCGAGCGCGAGTGCGCGCACTGGCACCGTGCCGAGTCCTGAGAACGGGTCGAGCACGAGCTCGCCCTCATTGGAGTAGCGGCGGATGAGGCGATCCACGATGTCGAGCTGCAGCGGGCAGACGTGGAGCGCAGCGTGGCGCTGGCGCTGCTCTGAGTTGAGCGTCCGCATCCGGCTCACGTCGTGCCAGACCATCTCATCATGCGAGCCGGGCGCGAGCGCCATGAAGGATGAGGGCAGCGCGCCGCGGGCGTCGAGTTCCTCGCCGATGTGGACGTGCGCCTCATGGTCGTAGACGCCTTGAAGGCTCTGCGCGGTGAACAGCGCGGCGAGCTTGTCGGGTCCCATGTGCGCCATCTCCTCGGTCGTCAGGTGCCGGTCGCCGCTTGAGCGCCAGAAGGCGTGGGCGTCGGTCTGCCAGCGCGAGCGTGAGTACACCTGCTTGTCCTTCGTGACCGGCGCGTCGGCGTAGCCTTTGCTCCGATCGCTCTGCGGCTTGTGGAACAGGAGGACATACTCGGGCGAGCCGACGCCCATCTTCGTGCCGTCCTTGCATTGCTCCGACCAGCCGAGCCGGTAGGTCTGATTGTTCTCGCGCACGACATCGGTGATGACCGTGACCATGCCGAGGTAGTCGAAGCCGTGGCGGATGCCGTGCATGATCGCCTCGGCGTGGAAGGGCGAGCTCGTCGGCAGGCCGGCGCCGGTGACGTTGCCAAACAGGATCCGGTCCTTGACATGGCAGGCATAGACGCGGCCCGGCTGCAGCACTCGCAGCAGCTCGGGGGTCAGGAAGTCCATCTGCTCCCAGAAGTGCGCGTTGTCCTCGGTGAAGCCCAAGTCCTCATAGGCGGGCGTGTACTCGTAGTGGTTCGAGAACGGGATGCTCGTCACGATCAGGTCGACCGACTCGGCGGCCATCGCCATCAGCTCCGGGACGCAGTCGTTGTTGACGAGCGTCCAGCGCTCGCCGGCAGCTTCGATGCGCTCGACGCCGAGGCTGCGGCTCAGCGCCTCCTTGAGGTTCGCGTGGGCGAGCCCGTGCTCTGCAATCTGCTTGCTCATGTTGTCGGTCAGCTCCTCGTGTTGGCGCCACTTCGCGGCCAGCACGTCCAGCACTGAGCGCTCGGATTCTGCGTGGATCAGGTGGACTCGGCAGGTGCGCGTCTGGCCGAAGCGCTGGATCCGGTGGCAGGCTTGGATCGTGTCGTGGAAGCGGAAGTCAATCCCGGCGAAGATCATCTTGTTCGCCTGCTGCAGGTTGAGCCCGACGCCGAGCATCACCGGCTTGCCGAGCAGGACCGTTGTCCGCTTGGCCCTCCAGTCGGCGAGCAGACCGTCGACGCGCTCTGAGCTCATCGAGCCGTCGATCGAGGAGTAGCTGATGCTGGCGGCGTCGAGCGCTCGCTCGAGCGCGCGCTGCTCGTCGTTCAGGTGGCAGAAGATGATGAGCTGGTCGGATGGGTCGGCGTCCAGGTAGCCACGGCCCAACTCGATCGTCCGCGCCACCCGGTCATCGAGCGTGGCGCGCTTCTCTCGTGCAGCTTGTGAGACGCCGAGCGTCGCGTCCGCGAGCAGGTAGGTCTGCCCGTCGCGTTCCTCCTGCGAGCGCGCCTGGTGGTCGATGGCGACCTCCTCGTATTTCAGGTCGAGTTGGGGTAGCACGTAATCCGCGCAGGCGCAGCGTCGGCACTTGCGCGGGCGCGCGTGGCATGAGCACTCGCAGAGTTCGGCCGGGCTCTGCAGCCAGACCGACCAGCTCGCCAGCCATAGCCAGAAGCTCGCTTCCTGAGACTCCAACAGCGTCAGGTTGTTCGCCTGTGTGGAGTCGCGCTTGAAGAACCGGGTCAGGGCCTGCCCGGTGTCGAGGATCCCGAGGAAGCCGGCGTAGTGGATCAGCTCCTTGTAGCGGTTCGGCGAGGGCGTGGCCGTGGCCACGAAGCGATAGCGCACCTCATCGAACAGGGTCAGGAACGTCTGGTAGGTCTTCGAGCCGAACGACCGCAGGATCGCCGCCTCGTCCAGCGACACGGCCGTAAACAGGTTCGGGTCGAGCTTGCCGTCGCGGACCGGCTCGTAGTTCGTGATCGCCAGCGTTCCCGGCGGCAGGCCTTGCGCCTCCTCGGTCGTGCGCACCCGGACGAGCTCGGGCAGCCCGAGCAGCTGCGCGTCGTGGGCGAACTCCTGCTGGACGCCGAGCGGGCAGACGATGAGCCCACGGCCGTTAACGGGCCCGTGCGCCAACGTCAGCCGCAGCGTCTCAAGCTGGATCACGCTCTTGCCGATCCCGAACGCCGCGAAGATCGCGCGCCGGCCACCCCTCACCGCCCACGTCACGAGCTCCGCCTGGTGCGGCTTGAGGACCGGGCTCAGCTCCGCTCGGTCGATCTCAAAGCCATCGTTCGATGCCAGCGTCGCCTTCTGACGCAGGAACCGGGAATAGGCGCGCTTGTTCACGCGCAGGATCCGGTGAAGTGCGCCAGATGGTCGCGGGCCTCAGCTTGGGAGTGCCGTTCCCGGTCCGCCCACGGGCGTTCGGCTGACTCCATCTCGCGGCCAGCCTCAGCGACGACCCCGGACCAGTCGATCTCGGTGAGTTCGCAGACGACGCGGGCGTGGGAGTCGCAGGTAGGGACTGCTCCGATCAGCCAGTTGGCATCGACCGCGCACAGCTCGGTGCGCTCCTCCAGCGGGGCGTCAACGTCGGGCGTCCCCGGCAGGACCGGGACTCCGCAGCCGATCATGCCGGTGATCGGGAGGGGTGTGAAGGTGATGCCGGTGCTCACGCCGACCGCGCCCCGTACGTTTCGTCAAGCCACCAGCCCAGCCCGTTCTCAGAAGCCCACGCCTCGGTCTCGGCGGGGATCGCCGAGCGCGGGATCCGCAGGCGCTTTGACGAGTCGAGCATCGAGTGGTGGCGATAGCAGGCGGGTCGCCAGACCGCAGGCGTCCAGAGCACCACCTTGGCCCGCGAGACCTCGCGGCGGATGACCTGCTCGCGGATCAGGTGGGCCTTTTCCATCCGGCCGCCGCAGGAGACGTTGGGGGCAAACTGAGCGAGGAAGCACGCCGGTATCTCCTCGGGGAGGCATCCGAAGGTGTAGAGGGTCTCGCGCTCGCGGGGCTTGCGCTTCGGTCCGGGCTTGGGGACGGGCTTGACGTTGGCCTTGGCCTCGGAGCTCGTGGTCACGAGTCGGGCTCCTCGGCGCCGTCGTAGTCGATCACTTCGGCGTCGAGCATCCCGCCGGAGCGTGCGGAGATCAGCGCGGCTTCTTCGACGCTCTCGGCGTTCTCGATCTCGTCATCATCGACCGCGACGATGATCCGCAGCGTGATGGCATGGCTGCTCACGCCCGCGCCTTCTTCTCCGCCCGGTTCCGGCTCTCGCACGCTGAGTCGATGGGCCGTTTCGCCTTGCGTTGAGCGGCCATCCCGGCGTTGACCTGTTTGCGTGAGCGGTGGACCGACAGCAGGTCGAGCGCGTCGGACTCGCTGATTTCGCAGCGTACGAGCTCGAAGCCCCCGCTGTCGTCGATGCCGAGGATCAGGATGTCCTCGACCGGTTCGATCTGGCATGGCTCTAGGCACGCGTCGTACAGGCGGGTCTGGTAGTGGGCCGAGTCGTAGATGCGGCCTTTGCCGGTCTTGTAGTCCAGCAGCAGCCGTGTCGAGCGCCCCCGCCAGCGGCAGCGGGCGATCAGGTCCGGCCGGCCGGCGTAGCGGTGCATGGGGTTGCAGACGGGCTGCTCGGCCTCCTCGGGTTCGGGCAGGAGCGCGAGCAGCGCCTTGGCGGTGCCCTGCATCCACGCCCACCAGTCGGCGGGGTCCTCGCCGCGATGCGGGAACTCGCCCGTGGTCAGATAGCGGTAGATGACGGCGTGGATCGCCTTGCCGCGCTGGGCTGCCCGGTCGCGCACGCCTGCGGCGCCGAGCTTCTCCTCGCGCAACAGCCGCACGGCCTCCTCAGGCGCGGTGCGCGGGTCGAGCGCGCCACTCTGGATCGCGCGGATGGTCGCCTCGATACTCTCGCGTTCGGCCCACGGCACCAGCGCCTCTTGCTTGCCTAAGGTCGCGGTGATCTGTGAGACGGAGATGTACTCCTCGCCGTCCAGCATGTAGCGGCGTCGTCTCGCCTTCGCGGGCTCGGCCGCCTTGGTGAGCCATTCGCCGGGCCCGAGATCCTCGAAGTGCAGTAGCCCGACGCCGGGGATGTCCCGGTCAAGTACCTCGCCGTCGACCACAGCGACGTTCACGGCTCGACCCCGACCCGCGCGTCGTCGGAAAACGGCATGTGCTCAGCTCGCCACGCTTTGACCGCTCTATCCGCTTCCTCCCCGGTGGCGAAGGTGCCGAGGCAGTATCTCTTTCGGCCGATCTGCGCCTGCGCATACCACGGCCTGCTCAGTCGCCGCTTGTCCCGAAACACCCCACGAAAGCGCGACGTGTTGTTTGCCTGCTCTCCGACGTTCTGTTTGTTGTCGAGCTGGCCGTGCTCGGCGATGCGTAGGTTGGACCGCTGATTGTTGAGCGGATTGCGGTCAATGTGCTCGCCCATGCGCGGGTCGCCGGGCTCCAAGCCAAGGATCTGGCGGTGCATCCGCATCTTGTACATCCGACGGACTGTTCTGGCGGCGTAGCCCAAGTGCATATGCCAGCGCCACCGGCTGAGCCACTGGAAGTCGGCATCGTCGACGAGCACCCAAGCGCGGACGCTGCCATCGCGAGCCCAGAGCGGAATCTGCCGCGCTGGCTGCTCCAGGGCTCCGGGGGTGGTGGAGAGGTCGGCCTCGGCGGTGGTCATCGGAACAACTCCGGGGCGGTGCGCCTGAGTAGGTCCTGAGCCGACTCGACATGCCGCAGGATGCCCTCGGTACCACAGAACGGGCACCAGCCGCTCTCGGGCAGCGGGTCGAAGTCATAACCCCGCGTCGCCTGGTCTGGTAGACCGCGACCGGCCATCACGACCGCGACCACGACCACGACCGCGACCGCGACCACGACCGCGACCGCGACCACGACCGCGACCACGACCGCGACCACGACCGCGACCGCGACCGCGACCACGACCGCGACCACGACCGCGACCACGACCGCGACCACGACCGCGACCGCGACCGCGACCACGACCGCGACCGCGACCGCGACCACGACCGCGACCACGACCACGACCGCGACCACGGACTGCCGATGTAGATAGCTGGCGTCATGGCCGTTCTACTTGCTCTCTGACGGCAGATCGTGCTTCCACGGCAGCGCATCGGTCGCGGTCGCGAGGTTCACCGAGGCGTCACCGACGAACTCGACCTCGTTTAGCTTCCCATCGCGGATCGCCACGTGGAAACGACCGCTATCAGCAACCCAGCTCGCGTTCTTCAGGGTCAGCCAGTCGCCATCGCGCTCGCTGATCTCGCCGATGTAGTGGAACGTGACGGTACGGATGAAGACCTTCTCGCCTATCTCGAACATGCATTGCTCCTTGGGTTGGTTTGCTCCGGGGGTGGTGGAGAGGTCGGCCTCGGCGGTGGTCACGGCCGCTCCTCAAGCTCGGTCCGGGCCATCGGGTCTGTGACCCAGATCACACCCCCGCAGTCAGGACACGGCAGGCCCCACGGTCCGGACTCGACGGGAAACTGGTTGCGTGGGTCCTCAGACTCGGGCAGGTCGTCAGGGAACAGCCACGTCACGCCGCAGCCCAGACAGGCCGCCGCTTGAACCTGAGTGCCGGTCGTCACCCTTCACCCCGCGTCCGGTCCGTCGACTCAAGCACCGCCTGATAGCCGATGACCGACCAGCAGAGCAGCCTCACCCGGAGCACCCGGTACTCGACGGGCCGGTTCATGGCGGGGCCTCGGTTCGACTCGTCAGCGAGGCGCTGGGCACCCCGTCGGGTCCAGCGGGTTCCGAGGTCCCCGACGATCTGCGTGGTGACGGTGCGCTTCACCCCCGCACCCCCGCCATATGCGCTGAAAGGGCCTCACGATCAGCCTCGGAGATTTCGGCAGGGACGGTGGGCGGTTCGGCTTTCGGTTGAGGACGCCTCCGCTTCGCTGCGGCGGGCGGCGCTTGCCACTCCCACGCAGCGACCTGAGAGCCCACGACCTCTACCACCGAGCGCAGCCCTTTCCAGCCCCGTTTGGTCAGCTTGAACGTCGAGAGCTTCTCATCGGGGTGCGTGGCCCGGGCGAACTCGCGGCGGTTGACGGTGCCGTAGAGCCATTCCCCGGAGAGCAGGACCCGGATCTTGGCTCGGGGGGCGACGCGGGGGGCGGTCACCAGCGGGCCTCGCGGTGGCCCGATGCAAGCTGCTCGATGACGTCCGCGCGGCTGCCCTCGCCGTTGGCGCAGGCAAGCTCGCCCCAGTCCGTGACCTCGCCCTGCTCGTCTGCGGCGAACGCCATCGTCTCCTCGCCAGCCGTCGCGTAGCCGCCGAGGAAGGCTTGGGAGAGGTTGACCGTCGAGACCACCATGTACTCCGAGCCTTGGCGGTACAGCGCCAGCTCTTGACCCGCTTTCCACGGCTTCATCTCGCGCACCAGCTCCAGGGCCTCGCTCATAAGCCGACCCCCACACCCAGATAGGCCAGCAGCAGCCACGCCCCCACGACAGCCAGGAGGACACCGAACAGGAGGGCGGGGAGGCCCGAGCTTTTCGGCTCATGCCTTCGGGCCTCGGAGCGGAGCCGGGACTCCCGCGTGGCTCTGCGCCACTGCTCTACTGCGAGGAGTTGCCCGTATCGCGGAGGCCGAACCTCATCCCGCGACAGCCTGGGCATTGGCTTACCCTCAGAGCGGTCTACACCGGCAAGGGAGGAGGGACCCTCGCTGGCTCGCGCCTCGGCTACAGGTAGCTTCTGCACGGGCGACGGATGGTCTGCGGACCCGACGCCAGGTGATGGGGGCGTCATCGCCGCCCGCGCAGTCTTGGAGTGTGCGTCGTGGCCCGCCGCAGGTGACGCAGCACGCGGCAGGTGGCGAGCACGACGAGGCAGTAGGCCACGATGGCGCAGGGGATGAGGATGCTCACCGGGTGATCCTCGCTCCGAGCCAGTCGAGCGCTGCGCGGTGCGCGGCTAGCTTGTCCTCGTCATCCGGCTCATGGCCCTCGGGGTAGAGCTTGGCGCCCGCGTGCTCCTCCCACTCCGCTTCGTATGCGGCGAGCTTGGCTTGAAGCTCCGGCGTCGGCTCCCCCACGCGCGGCGAGAGGAACCCGACGCGCGCCCCGCAGTCGAGGCAGTAGAACTCGGCCCTATAGAACGCGATCGTGCCGATGAGCGGCGTCGGCTCAGAGCAGCGCGGGCAGCACGCGATGGGCCTCGGGCGCCCGTCCCGTTTGCGCCCGATGAGATCGAGCCCAGTGACGACGTCTGTGGCGCTCACCACCCCTCCGGCCACAGCGACTCCACCTTCACGCCGAGAGCCTTGGCGATCCTCGCCTGCGTAGAGGGCAGCGGAGTGACCCGACCCCGACGCCACCTCGACACCTCCGAGATGGTGACGCCGAGGCGCTTGGCGAGCCAGTTCCCGTCGCGCTTGGCTGCGTCCAGGGCCTCATCGAGGGGTGATTCCATGATGCGCTTGGGCATGACGGGCAGCCTAGAGGGCCGATCGGAAGCGTGTCAAGGTGCCTAGTTGTCAAATCCTCCGCAGTTTGCGGGGAGAACGAAAAAAGCCCCCCGGCGCGTCATGCGCCGGAGGGCCTGTTACAGCAGGAGGAGGATTCGCTTCTGATCTTACGCCTCGGTGTACACCCCAGCTTCGCCGCCTTCACCGAGGAGCTGCGCGAACGTTGGGCTCGGCATCCACACGACCGATGTCTCGGCGGAGGGATAGGCGAGGCCCCAGGAGTTCTCGAACGGGATCGCCTGAGCGCCCGGGCGGGCGAGCGCGGCCAGCACTTCGTCCAGGGTGGTCGCCCAGCGGATCGCCTTGACGCCGTCGATCAGCGAGGGTTCCGCGTCCCCGGCGTCCCGGGTGCAGACCGTCTGGCCGGTCTGGAGCCGGTGGCCTTTCTGGAGCAGCACCTGCGCTCCGGAGTGGACCGAGGAGCCTTCGCCGGACGGGTAGGTTCCTTCGAGGATGCGGGCTTGGTCGTAGAGCCAGAACGCGTCGAAGAGTTCCGGTTCGCCGCGGTTCTGCGCGAGGCCCTTGGCGATCGTGACCGCCCGGCTGTTGCCGAAGCCGACGCACGCGCCTTCTTCGCCCTGGTTGTAGAACACCTGCGCTGCGCTCCGGTCGAGCTTGACGGCGCCCATCGGCTCAAAGCAGAAGCAATGCTCCCCCCGGATCGAGCCGAGGTCCGCGCCTTGGCTCACGTCGGGCAGGTGCCAGCTCCCGTCCTCGGTCTGCTTCGGGGTGTCGAACGCCGTCCACCAGTTGAAGCCGACCACGACCGGCACATCGACCGGCGCCCCGCCCGGAGTCGCCGCGAGCGGGCTCGCCAGGACGTGCGGTTTGTCCTTCGGGATGATGCAGCCGAGAGGCCCCATCTACTTGCCCGCTGCCTTCGGCTTCGTCTCCGTGCGGGTTTCGACGGTGGCTCCGATGCTCGATGAGATCAGTTCGGGACGCGCAGCGACTGCGGCCTTCACGACGGCCTGCGAGTGCCGGTCTGCGGCGCCCACGACTTCGATGACCAGCGCAGCAGCGATTCCGCCGATGGCGATGACGTCTTGGCCGACCCCGGCCGAGAGGACTCCGAGGCCAACCACTAGGCCTACGACGGCGGTGATGAGGGCGACGATGCGGGTTTGGAGCGTGCTCATGTGGTCCTTTCGGATTGGTGTTTGCGACAGAATCCAGACGGCGAGAGTTCCCGCCGATAGCAGCCGGGTCGATCACAGGAGATGTGGAGCCGGAGCCCGAACAGCCCGAGCAGGACGACCCCGAGCTCGATGACTTCGGTCCAGCTCGCGGCGAACCTCATCGGCGCGGGTCGGCGGGGTTCACGCGGACCTTCTCGCGCAGGAAGTGCTGGCCGGTGAGCTGGCCGAGCTTCGTCCCGAGGACGTTGGCGATCGAGACGAACACCACGGCCTCGATCTCTCCTACACCGTGAGAGGTGATCGAGATGCGCAGCGAGACGAACGCCACGAGCCAGCCGATCGCATCCATGAAGCCCGCGGTCCAGCCGAGATTCTTGGCCTCGGCCTGGACCATCACGACGGCTACGGTGTCCTGAATGATCATCGCGCCGGCCGCGAGGACGGCCAGCTCGAGCGCGGTCACGTCGACTCGCCGTGCGCCAGCCGCTCCGGGTGCTTGCGCTTGTGGCGGAGCTGGAGCTTGCGGTGATGCTTCGGTGTGTGGTGAACGTGGCACACGCTCGCCGTCGTGCCGTCGACCTTGTGGTGCGCCCACCGCGGACACCAGCGCGAGGCTTTGCAGGTGTGTTGGACGTAGAAGGCCGCGACGCCGACGGGCAGCGTGACCTCGCTGACGTCCGAGAGGATGCCCGACCAGCTCTGGTAGCCGTTCCCGGTGAGCGGGTGGTTCAGGTCCCAGTGGTTGAGTTCGAGGAGGAACGCGAGGTGGAGCATCTCAGTGCCAAACGGCGACGACTGCGGTGACCAGCGTGCCGAGCAGCATCGCGAAGACGACCGCCATGCCGATGAGGGCTTCTTTGCGTGAGACGCCGGCCGAGATGGCCGCGGCGGCGTGCTTCGCCAGGGCGCGGCTGACCGCGCCCTCCTCTTTGACCTGCTGGGCGAGGGCATCGACCTTCTCGCCGACGCGCTCTGTCGCTCTCGCGCCGCGCTCGATCTGGCCGTTGAGCGCTCGCGCGTGGCGCTCGAGGCCCTCCAGGCGGGCATCGACGACCGCCTCTCGGCGCCCCGTCTCGTAGGCGAGTGTCAGCGCCTTGTCCTCGCGCTGTAGATCCGTCTCGGGCAACTTGCCCTCCTTCTGTGCATCAGGCCGCGCGTTGCAGCAGCTCCAGCGCGGCAGCTTCTAGGTCATCGCCGTAGATCGGCTCGGTGGCGACGGGGCGCTCCACAATGCGCATCGAGAGGTGCGCCCAGAGCTCTAGGCGCGCCCCGGAGCTCACGCTCAGCCTCACCTGCAGGCCCGAACGCTCAGCGCACTCGCACAGCTCCTCGAGCGCCGGGTAGTGCCGGTATCCGGGCACCCGGCATCACAGCTCGCGTTTGAGCGCCGCGATCGTCTGGTTGACCTGCGCGCCGGCGCGGTGCTCGGCGTTCCCCTTCGCCAGCCAGCCCTCGCAGACGCCCCACTGGTGGTGCGTATCCGGTAGGGGCCTCATGTGGCCCTTGGCGTCCAGGCGGCAGCGGTGGCGGTCGATGAGGATGCGGTAGTGGTTGATCGCTGAGCGAATCCCGGCGCGCTTGGCTTCGGCGGCGCGTAGCTGAGCCTCAAGCTGAGCGTGAGTCGGCTGCGGCGGCGAGGCGTCGGGCTCTCGCAGGAGCCGGACCTCGGCCTCCCGGCGTGTCCGCAGTCCTTCGATGACCCGGCCGCCCGCGTGGTCGTAGCCGAGCATGATGTTCCCTGCCGCGAAGTAGGCGTGGGCGGCGAGGTCTGCCCTGAGAGCTCCGGTGAAGATCCCGGCCCCGAGGTTGAAGTCGAACGAGTCCAGGGCGTCGAGCGCGTGCTGGCCGAACGTCCGGCTCACCGCGTGGACTGCGGGCTCGTAGCGGGTGACGATGAGCTGGCGGAGCTGGGCGAGGCCCGTCGCTCGAGACTCGCAGCGCGTGCCAGGCCCGACGAAGATCCCCGAGCCCGAGGTCACGCCATAGCCGATCGTCCACACGCCCACCACGTCACGGTAGGGACAGGATGAGAAGCCCTCGAAGCCGCCGATCAGGTTGACGCCGGCAGCGTCGATCGAGCGCTCGCCGGGCGCTGTCAGGGCGAAGCGTGGCGGCGGAGCGGGCTGCGCGCCTTCCGGCGTGTAGGCCGATTCGGGCTCGACGAACCCGACGGATGCGACCGGGGGATGCGGGAGCGGTTTCGGGTGTCCTTCACTGCCGCAGCCGACGAGGGCCAAGCAGATGAGCAGGGGCAGAAGTCTCACGCGGGGCCTCCTGTCTGAGGGGTGGGGTTAGATTGCTGCGCCCCTCGGACGTGCCCGCTGGCCGGGGAGGAGAGGCGCGAGAGGGATCACGCTCACGGCCAGCGAGCACGATTGGGAGGCGTAGTCGCCCCCGACCCCACATCCAAGGTCGAGGGCGACCGCCAGCTTCGCCCGCACTCGGCGGGCGCGATACCTACTCGGCGGCGGGAACCGGCTCGGTCGGGCCGGTGTAGACCGTCCAGACGCCTTCGACAGCTCCGGTGGGCTCGCCGCCCACGGCGTCGGCGTCGAAGTACCACAGCGGGACGGCGGGCGATTCGGCGATCGCTTCGCCCTCCGGGCCGGTGGTGGCCGGGACCGCCGGCACCTCGAAGCCCGAGGCCGTCCAGCCTTCGGTGGGGCCGTCGGCCTGGTTGTGGACGTAGACGGGCTTGTCCGGCGCTGGGGTGGGCTCTGACGCGGGCTTGAGGGCCGCGAGGGCCTCCACGGCGGGATCGAGGTTGCCGATGGCTGCCGTGAGGGCGGTGAGGTCGACTCCGGGGTTCTGCTCGGCGAGCGTGTTCAGCTCGTCCTGCAAGGTGGTGGTGGCGGTCGCGAGATCATCGGCGACTTTGGCGACGGCCGCTTCCAGGGCGTCGACCTGTTCCTGCTCTGACATGAGGATCCTTTCGATTTGGTCTACACGCCGGTTGAGACCACGCAGGCATCGCTCCAACTCTCCAAGGCGCCTGTCGTGGTCGTCGGCCATCAGGGGTCAGGCTACCAGCCGTGCACTCGCAGGGCGCGCGCGCTCTGGCGCGAAGCGAGAGCGATGCCGCGTGGCGTTTCAGGCAGCACACCCGAGTGCTCGGTCGACGGCTGCTCAGAGCCGAACCACGCGAGGGGCCTCTGCTCGCGGCACGAGTGGAAGCTCAAGCGCTACGGCTCGCCCACGGAGCCGGACCGGCGGCGGCGATACGGGACCAAGGGATGCTCGGTGGATGGCTGCCCGAGACCACACGTGGGCCACGGGTTCTGCAGTCTGCACCTCGGCCGCTGGCGCCGCTACGGCGACCCGCTGTATGACCGCTCGGTGCTCTCGCCTGAGTGCAAGCGCTACGTCGAGGCGTTCGAGAAACGCCTCAGGGAACGCGGGGAGGGCCGGGTCGATGAGCGCCTGGAGGAAGCCTTGGAGCGTCTGGCGGTGAGGGTGATGCAGGTCGAGCGGTAGTCCATCCGTCCGCAAGAGTTTGACAAGTTGCCGACCCCGGAGTAGCGTCAGAGCGAGAAGTTGAAAAGCGCCCGCGCGACTCCGATCAGATCGCCGGGCGCATGGCCACCACGAGAGGATCGTGATGACAGCGAGCATCGTAGCGCCGGTCCAGGCTTACATCGCGCGGCTTCGCGAAATGAGCGATGAGGAGTTCGCCGCCGAGGTCTATGCCTTGGCCTGCGCGGATGAGGCGGAAGGCGCTGGTGCGCCTTTGAGCGTGGAGCGGCGGATGACGCTGGCGCGGGTCGAGCACGCGCGGCGCGAGCACAGGCGTGTGGACAAGTAAATGGCCGCCTTGCAGGGGCTTCGCGCGTTGCGCACATATCCACAGGCCCTACTACTACAGCCTTCACAGAGAAGGGGTGGAGAAGTGCAAGTAGAAGGTCGGAGAGCGGTGGGAGCGCGAGCAAGGGTTCATACGGGCGCGATCATCCGCAGGTTGCGGAGTCGCGCCGCGCGCGCGCCGCGCGCGCGGCGCGCTGCGGCGCTACCCTCGCCGCCCGATGCCCGAGCGCCGGAAACTCTGCGAGCTCAGCCCCGACGCTCAGCGCCGAGCGGCCGCCCGCCGCAAGCTCAACCTCTACGTCTACTACGGGAAGATCAAGAAGCTGCCCTGCGAAGTGTGCGGGGCCTCACACGTCGAAGCCCACCACCCGGACTACTCAAAGCCGCTCGAGGTCGAGTGGCTGTGCCCGGAACACCACCGCGAGCGCGAGCGAGCGGATCATCACCCAAGAAAGGGGAACACCGTGTATCTCAAGCCCAACGAGCTGATTGCCTCACCACTCGTCAAGCGCTACCGCGATGAAGTGGCAGCGGAACGGGACCTAGAGCCTGACTCCGAGCCCGGCGTGCGGGACGACAACGACAACCTCGTGGACGACCAGTTCGATGCGGCACTCGGGGAGGGTCGGCGATGAAGCAGCGCGCGGTGGACCTGTTCGACCGCCTCTTGGAGCGCCTGCTCCGCTTACCGGCGCTGACCTTGACGCTGGCCCGCGCCGAGCGTCGGATGCGGAAACTCGCCACCCTCACCGCTGCCGTTCTGCTCACGCTCACCGGCTCGGCCCTCGCCGCCAACCCGCCGAAGTCCTACGTCCTCCCCAAGCATCACCGCTGCCGCGCCCACTACGTCAAGCGAGTAGAGAAGGTGAAGCGGCGGGAGCATGGCCGAACCATCAAGGTCAAGCGGACGGTTTGCGTTTACGTCGCGCCGAAGGTGGTGCCGCATGTTGCGCCAGTTGTGGCCGGTCCTTCGGCAACTGTCGCCAGCCCCGCGAGCCCGTCCTTCACCCTCAGAGCCCGCTTGGACCCGAGCTTCACGCAGAACCCCTCGCATCCGCTGGCCGTGACCTACGACTACTCCGCGAGTGCCCAACGCCTCACCGACGGAGTGAGCCAAGCCGAACCCGACCTGCCCTCCGGAGTCCTTGAGCTCTACTCCGACGGCCTGCTCGCCTGCTCGATGGACGTGGGCGGGTCAACGGGCGAAGGCGAATGTCCCGTCGGCTACTCAAGCTACGGCGAGCACACCGTCATCGTGGTCTACCTGTCGGGCGAAGCCTCGGGCACGTCGGGGGATGAATCAGAGCGGATCGAGCCGCCCAACCCGCCTGCGATTCAGCAGGTCTGGGGCTCGGGCCTGAAAGCCTCGATGACGATCGTGAAGGACTCGGCGAGCGTCACGCTGTCGGCGCCGAGCTTCGAGGGAGCCGCCTCGGTGGGCCTCACCGACAACCTCGGAGACACCTGCGTCGCCGCCGTCTCCGGGAGCCAGGCCTCCTGCTCGATGACCGTCTCGGGCGAACCCTCGGGCCTCACCGTGAGCTACCCCGGCGGCACGACCAGCTCCCACACCGAAGCCTTCGCTCCCGGCGGAGAACGCACCGTGACCGAGGAATGGGGACCGCAGAGCGTGCCCGTGACACCTTCCGTGACCGCCTACCGCGCGAGCGTGAAATGGTCGGGCTGGGTGATCGGCTCGAGCGGCTCATCCAAGGACCACGGGACCGGAGCCCCGCCCGAACCCGCACACATCGAAGCGGGCGAACGCCTCATCCTCGACGTGAGCACCACCGGCGACTTCCCTGGCGATGAAGCCCCGCTCGGCAACGTGGCCTACTCAGTCGAAGGCCCCGGCTCCTTCACCGCCGTGAACACGATCTACGGACTCAATCCCGAAGACCCCGGCTCCGCCGACTGCTCAGCGGTCCACAACTACTCGGGCCAAGCGGAGGCTCAGTGCGAACTCACCTTCTCAACGGCAGGCACCTACAGCGTCAGCGTGCGCTACGTGAGCGAAGACGAAAACTACTTCGGCCGAGCGGGGCCAAGCGCGACGGTGGACGTGGGCTAGCTTGTCGTGAAGCTCAGACCATTGAGTGAGATGCGGTTGGCCGTGCCCGCTTTGAGGGCTGTGAGGATCTCGATGCCCCCGGTCGTCAGGACTTCAAGGCTGTACGGTTTTTCTACAGCGTTTAGTGTCGAGAGCCGGAGATTTTGCGTCGGGTAGTATTTGCTGCTAGGCAGATAAACGATGGCGTAGGGGAGCGATGCAATTTCCGATGGTTCCGCTACGACTTCGCCCTTGAGCCTTACCCGGCCGCCCGGTTCCAGGCTCGCCGAGGGCGCGTAGCCATAGGCGGCCGTAGCTCCCCCAACTAGCGTCAGCGCCGACCAAGCACCCCCGCCGGAGAGTTCTACCCATTCCGAGCCGTTGTCGAGTGTGTAGATCCGCGTGTCAGTGGCGAAGTAGATGCGCCCTTTGATGCCCGCGGCGGGACGTTTGGCTGCCGTACCTTCGAGGTAGGAAGCAGACCGCAGGCCAGGGTATGCCTGTGTCGCCACATTTTCGATGTTCGCCGCTTCGATCGACGTGGCTTTCGCCGGCACGAGCACGTAGGCGAGCACGAGGCTTGAGGCGGGGACCGCACCTGCGCCTTTTTTGTTCGCGAGAGTCGCGCCGGATTCTGCTGTGCCGGTGATGACCGCAACGGCAAACGTGGTCCCCGAGCCCGCGTAGGATTCATCGACGCACTTGGCGATCACGGTGTCAATGCGCGGGTTGGATTCTGAGCTGGCCGCGATGCTCAGGGCCGTCGAACTGGTGACCCGGCAGTAGTAGCCGGACTGGACCGCCGAGCTAGAGCCCGGGACCCACGCCTCTCCGGTCCCGACGAGCACCTGGAGGAGTGTGCCTGCGGTGACCTGCATGTCGGTCGAGCCGACGAGGCCCCCGGCGATCGAGCCGATGGATGCCCCGCGCTGGAGAAGTGTGGTGACGGTGCGCCGTGTCTGCTCGGCCGGGTACGTGGCCGCTTGCATAAAGCTAGGTGGGCTTTCGACGCTCACGCGACCCTCGCCTTCAGCTCATCGATCTCACGCTGCATATCCTCGAGCGTGGCCATCAGCGGGTCGGGTGCGGGCTCCGGGGGTGTGTCGTGGTGCATTCGAAGGCGGTAGGAGAGCGTTTCGGCGCACTCGCGGACGGCGTTGAGCTGTTCATCCGGGGCGGTGACGGTGACGAACGCAATCGGCTGCTTCGACTTCTTGTCACGGTCCTTCTCCGTCGCTGAGTCCGGGAGCCCGTGGTTGTCCACGGTGCGCTGTACCTCGAAGCCTTGGGAGGCGAACGCGTTGCGCACCTGTGACTCGGCCGCCTTTGGGCCAGATAGGACAATCGTCAGCATGGCACTCCCTTCCTAGATCGTCGCCGGCTCGGGCGTCCAGAGCCGAGGCCGGAACGTGCAGGACCGCGGCACCCAGAGTGGGAGCTTGCGACAGACGAGCATCCTCATAAGCCCACCTTCCGCGCCACCCGTGTATTCGATTTCAGCGTAGGCGTCCCAGACTTTGTTGAGGGCCGCTTCGGATTCTTTGCCCGTGGCAATCGCGAATCCGATGAGGCTGCCTTCTTTTAGTTCCGCCGCCTGCGCGGCCGTCAGCGTGACTTTGACCCAGCCCGCCGTAGTCGGTGCCGCTACCGTGAGGCCGCTTTCTTTGATCCATACGTTGAGGATCGATGTGGTGCGTTCGGAGACGCAGTAGACCCACAGCGCACCCCCTGTGACCGTCGCGCCGGCAGGGAGGGCGGGTTTTTCGAGCTTCACTTGGCCGGCTTGACTGGTGACGGTGAGGCCCTGTATGTACTTGGTCAGCGAGGGCGTCGAGGGCTGCACTTCCCCTGGCCTGCTCACGCATGAAGTCAGCGTCCCTTTGGCGGTCGGGTGCGTTTCCCACGGGCCGACCTTCTGGTCTTCCTTGATGCCAACGACGACGGCGGGCATCAGTAAGTTTCTTCACCTTCGGGCGGCGGTGATACGGGGTTCGCGAGCAGGCCCGTGAGCCAAGCTGGCCGTTCGCCCACGACCTTCCCGCCTTTCACCCATTCTGCGAATTCGAGCGTCTTGTCGGGCACGTCCAGACGGGCGCCGAAGTACTCCTGGCCTTCGTATTCGTGCAAGTCGAAGCCGCCCAGCTTCAGCAGCCATTCCGCGTAGGGGTTTTCCGGCGACGCGGTGACGAGAACGATCCCGAGCGCCTTGTAGAACGCGCGGAAGGCGGTGACGTCGCGGGCGTGCAGTTCATGGCCGCGTACCGCTTTGGCGATCCAGCGGTTGGAGTAGTGCGCGATCGTGCCACGGAAGTCGATCGCCACGGTGGCAATCAGAACCCCTTTCCCCGTGCGCCAGTCGACCGCGACGTGGCAAGGGCAGTCGGGAGAAGCCTGCTGCGTGACCGTGACGGTCGATTCGGGTAGCAGCGCTTTGAGGCTGCACCGTTCGGCGAACGCCGCTGTCGTCCCCGCGCCGTACAGCTCATCGAGCGGGCTCATGAGTGTTCCAGCACCAACTCGACGGTCAGACCTTCAGCGCCACTCGGGCCGCTGACGGTCACCGTGAGTTCGTCGCCTTCGCTCAGAGTGACAGCCGTGCCGTACTTGTGACTGACTGACGACGTCGCTTCAAGTTCTGAGGCTGTGTAGCCCGTGACAAGGGTGCCGTTGCGCTTGATTTCGACTTTGCACGTGCCCGCGGCAAGCTTGATCACGACGCCCACGAACTTGACAACCTCAGACGTCGCTGGTTTTGGCGCGATCCAGGGAAGGAAGGTCTTGGCCGAGATCGAGCCTTCAACCTCGTAGACCTTCGTCTCATTCCATGGCCCGGGTTTGCCTTCAGGCCCTGTGCTTCCGGTTGCCCCTTTTTCGCCTTTCGGACCTTCGGGGCCCGGGGGTCCTTCCCCGCCTCCCCCGCCGCTGACCTTGACCCATTTACCGCCGGCGAAGACTGCGATCCCCCACCCCGAAAGGCTTGTGGGTTCTCCCCTTGGCCCAAAGGCGATGTTGCCGAGGATCGCGACGCACACTCCACGTTCTGATTCGGGTGTGCCTGCTTCCGCTTCAGTTTTCGAGCGCCGCGGATATTCGTAGATGTACTCTGTGCCGCCGGCCGCATTCGCCGTCGAGAGCGCCCTGAGCGCCGCAAGCCAGTTCTGCGGTTTCTGGGCTACTGGCTTCGCGTAGTTCGGCATCAGATGCTCGGGGAGAGCGCTTGGATGAACGGCGGGGCGGCGAGGGACAGCTTGACGAGCGCGTCGCCGGCGTCGGCGACCGTCACTTCGTAGGCGGTGATGCGCCACTCCTGATCCATGCCCGCCGGGAAGCGCGGATCGAATACGTCGCCCTGGTCGTTGTACTGCGGGACGATGACCTGCACGTCTTCGCCCTCGATAAACGAGCCGAGCGGGAGGTTCGGGTCGTTGATCCCCAGTGTGATCGACGGGGTGACCGGTGCGTAGGTGTAGGTCGCCAGATCCGACTCGCCGAGCACCCCGAGGATCGCCTCGATGTTCTGAGACTGAATGTTCGCGCGCGACATGATCCGCTCCCAGATCGCGTAGCCCTGTTCCTGGGCGAAGGTGTTTTCAGAGACGCTGATCGCTCCGGTGCCGCCGAGCTCATAGACGCGGTTGGCGGTTTCCGAGCCCTGCTCGGGGAAGGAGTAGGAGCGTGCGGTCGTCACGTCGATGAGCAGGCTGTTCTGCGCGACCGTGCGACCGCGGCGGGGGTAGGAGAGGTTGATCGTGCCGACTGGTGGTGAGGGTGAGCCGGCCGAGTAGGCGATGTCGACGGCGTAGTCGAAGCCGACGCCGAGCCCGAGCTGTGAGAGCTGGTTTACGATCGTGTCCACCATCTGCATCGAGGGGAAGGGGTAGGAGACCGCGATCCAATCTCCGGGAGGCGCCACCGGCCCGGAGGGCGTAGCCCCGTTCAGCATCAGCGCCAGGCCGCCGAGCGGGTTGCCGTGCGGCACGCTCAGCCCGTCGGCGTATTCCAGGGCGTCCTTGATGACCTGGCAGGCGATGAGGCTCGCGTCATACGGGGTCTGGTTCCAGAGCGCCATCTTTTCGGATTCGGACGGGTTGCCCGTGTGGCCGGCTATGCCGTTGTACGGTGGGCTCGAGTAGTCGGTCGCCTGGACGCGGTGCTGGAAGTAGGCCCACGTCTCTGAGCAGGTCACTTCGAGGGTGCCTGTGGTGCTTGTGCCTGAGCTTTCCGTCTTCGGTTCGCGTGGGAGCACGATGCCTCCCCACAGGGGGGCGCCCATGTAGTCGGCGACGATGAACGACTTGTTCGGGATCGTGTTCTGGAGCGGGAAGGTCGCCTGGATTCGGGGATCGCTGAGGTCGAGAGTGGCCTTGAGGGTGCCCGGCGAGTTGAGCTGTTTGCCGAAGGTGACGCCTCGGAGGGGGAGCTGCCCCTGGAAGGCACCGGTGAGAAAGTCGAAGGCGTAGTAGGAGAAGCTGGGAACACTCGGCTTCTGCGGCGGAGCGATCGGTTCCGGTGCCGGAGTGGGTTCCGGTTCCGCCCCTTCGCCGATCAAGAACGGAACTACAAGGTTTCCGCCAACGACTCCCATCAGGTGAGCCTGTAGCCCGTGCCATCCAGGTAGACCGTTTCCCCTTCCGCCACCGTGACGGCCAGCGTGCATTCACCGAGGGTGTTTATCGTTGCGGTCACCGGAACGGCTTTTTTGGGTTCCGTGCCGACGTATACCGTAAAGGTCTGGGTATAGAGGGGGTGTGCCGCCGGCGTCGCCGTGAACAGGGTCGTGCCAGCGGTTAGGGATTTGCCCGCCTTGCACTTGAGCTGCCCACGCAGGCCGATACCACCTGCCCCCGCTTCCGCTCGCCACGCAACAAGCAGGGGCGTCAGCGTTACGGCGGTGACTTCGCTCGTCGGCCAGGAGACGGGCGTTTCGGTCCCGTAGAGCAGTAGTTCAATTTCGTTCGTTTTGGCATTCGTGACCATGTAGAACGGAGCGTGTATCGGACTGCTTTTCTGCCCTTCGCTGAGTCCTTCTGTCGGCGGGGATGGGCCCGCACCCCCTGAGAGCCCCGAGATTTGTACGGGCGTACCGTTCGTAAGGCCGTGTTTGGTCAGTTTCAGTATTTTGCTAGAGATTGATTTCCAGGTGGGTATGGCAACGCCTGATTCTTCGACCGTGCCTTCCCGAAATGGGAGGGGTTCCCAGTTCCCCGGCACATGCGCAAGGGACGGGGGAATGACGCGAGTGTCGAGCACCCCTTCGTCGGTTAGCCCCGCCACCCCCTTGCGAAGCCTGAAGGCAGCGTAAATGCCTGTCCAGGTCTGCGCACCACTGGCAGTCCGTTTGATCGTCAGGGGCTCTTTCGTTAGTGAGTTGGCGGTTTTGTAAACCGCCTTGGCGTGGTTCGATGAGTAGCTTCCGATGTTTTCAACCGTCGTCCAGCCCGCCTGTACCGTTGATGACCAAGCGCCGCCCGCGTTGATTCCGACCAGGCCCACATACAGCGTCTCGTTGAAGTTAGCCGGAGTCAGTTCCCCGAGTTTAGGTTCCAGTTCCCCCGAACTCAGCGCAGTTGCCGGCACGGTGACGACGGAGTCGAGCGCGTAGGGGCCCGCCCATTCCTGCACGACCCATATGACTTTTTTTTCAGCTTCTTCGGTCCCCCCTGACATCGTGATTTCGATGGGTTCTCCGTTTGGTTCGGTCGGTTGTGAGTTGTAGCCAACCCACATATCCAGCGCAAGGCCGACCAAGCCGCCGGTCGTAATCACACTGGCGACTTTCGTCCACGTAACGCCGCCACCTTTGACGGCCGTGATGTTCCCCGTCCCCTGCTCGGTCTGAGAGAGCAGCAACAGCGTGTTGCCAGCTTGCATCGGCGTCCCGCTGGTCCCGAGCGTAATCGGGTTCGCATCATCCCCGTTCGCTTCCTGGAGAATAACCGGAGCGTCCACCGCGGCGCTCGTCACAAGTGAACCTGTTGCGCCGGTCTGGATGAAAGCCTTGATTTCTTCAAAGAATGCCTTGGTGGCTTTGGTGACGTTTTCGGTGATACTGGGCCAAGGCATGACGCTCCTATCTACAGAATGAAGGCGTTGGCCCACTGCACCGACAACTGACCTTCCGACGTGGCCGCGAGGAACTGCAGGGTCGAGGTCGTGTTAGCCGCGAGCGTGAACCACTGCGACCCGTAGGCGAGAGTCCCCAGCCGTGTCGATCCGATCGTTGCCCCCGGCCCGTAGTAGGTCGCCGTGTGCAGGTCGGTGTCGATGACGAGCTTTGCGCCCGAGGCGATCGTCAGGTTGAACGTGAGGTTCGGTGAGCCTTCTGCGGTGATGTTCGTGATCGACGGGTTTTCGCAGGGGCCTTCCACGATCAGGAGGGGACGTGTCTCGATGTTGCCCGCGTTCGTGACCGCGAGAGACCCCGCCACCGAGCCCCCGCCGAACGACAGATTGAATTTCACGTTGAAGCTGAAGCCCGCCGTTTTGCTCGGCGGGACGACGGACGCCTGTTTGGTTTCCGCATACCAGCGCGGGTCATCCGCTGCCCACAGGAGGGCGACCTTCCCGAGCTTCCCGAGCGAGAGCTCGATGTCGCGCGGCATCTGGCGCTTGCGCACGCGCGCCATGCAGGCCAGCGTGCCCCAACCAGGCAGGTTCACGAACAGCGGCGTGTCTTCGGAGCCGCCGGGGATCGTGGCGTTGGCAATGGCGGCTTCGGCTTCCTGGGTCGTGCCCGAGAGGGCGTGCAGGTCAGAGGTGAGGCTCGGTTCCCGGCCGGCCATCACGTCGAGCCCTCGGAACATGCCGTGATCGCGTGGGCGCCCGGAGTCCCCGGAGCGGACGGCGGGCATGTCTAGTCCAGTCCATTCGCGGGACTCCAGGTTTGTGCCGGGACCCCCCACGTAGCCGCCGAACGACCATTGCCATTCGGCCAGTCCCGGCCATGAGACGCCATATGGGACAAAGGCCATCGGGACCCCCCTAGACAGGTATCTGGTGTGTCAACGCCCAGGTCAGCTCGTTTGCGTTCGCCTGCGCGTTGCCGTAGTCCATGCCGTACTGGTTCACGACAAGCCCTGAGCCGGCGTATTGCGTCTGGCTCTGCTCCTTGGTGACGCCGACTTCTTTTTCCTTTTTGGCCTCGGCTTCGGCGGCTTTGTCTTCGATGCCTTGGAGGTTCTGCTGGGATTTCGCGAGCTGTTCGGCTCCTTCGCCCTTGGCCTTGGCGAGGGCCTGTTCGGCTTCGCGGATCGTTTTTGCCCAGCCTTCGACCGCCTGCGTCAGTTCATTGGACGCCTGGTTGATTTCCCTGTTGGCGCCGGGTTCGACGGTGCCTTTCAGGTTGCTTTCCGCCCGCGAGACCATGTAGGTGGCGTTGCCTTCGGCGTTGACGAGTTTCGCTGCTGCCGCTGCTTCGGCTGCTTTGCCCTCGTTCTTGGCGGCGAGGACCTTGAGCTCGGCGTTGCCGACGAGCTGGTCCCCGTGCAGTTGGGCCTGATCTACTTCGACTTGGGCTGCTTGAATCCGGCCGTCCTGAACGATGGTCACCGCATCGAGGTGGGCTTGGGCCTTGGCTTGCGCCGCGTCTGAGGCGGTCTTGTCCTGAATGACGATCTGTTCGTCTGCGGCGTCGACCTGCTGTGTGGAGAGTGAGAGTTCGGCATCTTCGCGCTGGGCTTGGGCGATCTGCTGGTCGTAGCTCGCCTTCATTTCATCGAGCTGGACTTCCTCCTTCTGCGCGATGAGGTTCAGCCCGTACAGCCCCCGCTCGCCCAAGATCGAGACTTCGATGTTCGTCTGGTCCTTGATCCCCTCGACGACTCCGTTGGAGGCGGCGGCCATGACCTTGGACTGAGCTTCGATGCTCTGAGTGAGGGCCGAGAAGCTGGCCGACATCGACTGTGTGGCGTCGTCGATCGCCGTGGCGGCCGCCTTCACCGCGTCGGTCTGCTGAGCCTGTTCTGCCTTGACGATGTTGAGCTGGTCGGTGGCTGAGTGTTCGAGCTGGGTGGTGCGGTCTTTTTCCTCGGTCGCCTGGACTTTGAGCTGTTCGGCCAGGGTGGTGCGCTCGGCGGAGACCATCTCCGCGGCGAGGGCGGCGATGGCCTGTTTGTGGGCGGCGACGAGCTTTGAGGCCATCTCCTCCAGCGCCTTCTGGTGCGTGGCCTTCAGCTCGGAGACGAGCTTGGCCTCCTGCTCCCCCGCCACGGACTTGCCGGCGCTCTGGCCGAGGGCGTGTTCGAGCGTTGAGTTCTTCCCGGTTTCCGCTGCCCTCTGGGTCAGGGCTGAGACGGTCGTCGTGTCCTGTATGCGGACGCCGTGGCGGACCTCTACGGGGCCTGTCGGGACTCTCCCAGTAGTCGAGACCCCGAGTGATTTCTCAAGCGCCGAGACGGTCGAGTTCTGGACGTTGCCTTCGTATTTTTTGAGGAGGGATTCGCTCGCGGTGGTGATCTTGGCGAGGTAGGCTTCGTGCGCTTTGGCGGCCTTTTCCACGGCGTCGGCCGCTTTCGACGCCTTCTTTTCGGCGGTGCTTTCGGCTTTGCTCATTTCTTTGGCGTGGGCGGTTTCGTGTTCCGCACCCGCGAGGGCCGGGTTCAGGTGCGCTGCCTTCAGCGCCGCTTCTTCGCGTTGGCGTAGGTGGGCGGTCCCCTCTTCTGCTGTCCCGTAGCCCGGTTCGCCTGGTCGAGAGCCAGCCGGGACCTCGAAGTCGTGCTCGATGAGCTTCGCCGCTTCCGCCGGGTTCTTGACGTGCTTTAGCGCCTCGATCAGAGATGACGACAGACGGCCGAGTACCACATTGGACTGCTGGGCGACGCTCCCCTGTGCGACCTGTTCATAGTTCGAGACGCCGGTCTGCTGGTACAGCCCCCCGCCATGCTCATGCACGTTGAGGCCCGACTCCAGTTGAGCGTTGCCGACAAATCCCGCTGCTGCTGCCGGGCTGAACCCCTTGGCCTCCCAGAACTGGAGGATCTGTTGAGCGGTGCCTCCGCTGAGAGTGGGGGTCTTACCTTCGCCCTCGACGCCCTTGCCTGCAAATTCACCGGGCTTGTGAGTGCCGGTATTTTGGGTCCCTTCTTCCCCGAGTTTGTTCAGCTCCTTGACGTTCCCCGTGACTTCCCCGATGGTTTCGTCGTAGGCCCGGATAATGCGGTTCAGCGCGTTGATGATTTCGTTGGCTACTTCGTCAGCGACCGTGCGCATGGCGTGTGCGGCTTCGCTCCAGTGGGTCGCCAGCTCCGTCGCGGCGAGCCCGAGCCCGACCAGCACCAACCCGACTCCCGTCGAGCCGAGTGCGGTGTCCACACCAGCGGCGGTCGTGTCGGCGCTGTCCACGATCCCGATGCCGGCGGCCTTGATGTCGGCCTCCGTCACCCCATAGGAGGCTGCGAGGGCCGCGTTGTTGGCCTCCATCTCCTCATTTGCCGCTGCAGTCTCGGCCGCGGTCGCCTGCGCGGTCGAGCCGATCAGCCCCATCTTCGCCAAGATCGTCGGCACCACTTCGACGACCCGCGCCCCGAATTTGTACATCGACTGCGCCATTTCACCTGTGCGGGTGATGAACGACATGGCCTTCTGGGAGGCGTAGACGGTGATGGCAGCGGCGAGGGGCCCGGCGATGACCGCCCCGAGCGCTAGCGCGGCTTCCTTGTGCTTCGTAAGCCAGGTGATCCCTTCGGCCAGCGCCTTCGCGACGGCCGTCAGCTTCGGGATCAGGATGAGGCCGAGATCCCCGCCCAGCGTCTCGACCGATGCCTTCGCGGTCTCGAACTCGCCGTGGAGGGTCTTGGCCTGCTGAGCTGCTGCTCCCTGGGCGGTCCCGGCTTTCGTCGCGGCATCCGTCGCCTTCTGGAACGCCGGGACACCCGATTGGATGACCTGCCCCATAATCTGCGCCGCGCCGGAGCCGAACAGCGTTTTCTCGGCGAACACCTGCTGCTGCTGGGAGAGGCCCGCGAGCTTCGGCTGAAGCTGGGCGATGACGTTCTGCAGGCCGATGAACTTGCCCTGCTGGTTGAAGATGTTGACGCCGAGATCCTTGAGCACCGCCGTCGTTTTTTCACTTCCGCCCACGAGGGTCTGGAAGGCGGTGTTCACGACCTGCACACCCCGGGAGCCCGTGACCCCATGCTCGCCGAGGGAGACCATCAGCCCGCCGATGTCCGAGAGCCCCGGCGCGAGCACCCCGAGCCGCGAGTGCAGTTTGTCCATCGCTGTCGCAAGGGAGCCGATCGGCACGTCCAAGCGAGTCGAGACGTTGTAGAGGGTGTCGGCGGTCCCCGCGGCCTGCCCGGCCGAAAGGTGAAACGCCTGCATCACCGAGGACAGCGCGGCGGTTGTTCCCGCCAGTTCGCCCTGGACGGCCGTGTTCAGGGTCGTGGCCGAGGACATGACCTTCATCGCTTCGGCGGTGCCGAGCGCGTGGCCCTCAGTCGCCTGCAACTGCCCCGCTACTCCGGCGTAGGCTGACTCCGCCTGCTCACCCGAGGACTCTCCGAACTTGCCGACGTCCCCGAACGCCGAGGTCATTTCCTTCGCGGCCTTCGTGGAGATGCCGGTGGCGCCCTTGATCTTGGCCTGGGCCGATTCGTACTGGATGCCCATTTTCACGGCCTCGACACCTACTGCTGCGAGTCCCGCTCCACCGGCTATGAGGGTGGCCTTGCCCAGATCACCCATGACGGTGGTGAGCTTGCCCGTCTTCGTCGAGGCTTCGTCCAGGTGCTTGCCTGCGGTCGAGAGACCAGCCGCGAACGGGATGCCGAGCCCTTCGGCTTTCTTGCCCAGCTTCTCCAGGGCGTTCCCGGCCTTGGTGGATCCCGAGTTGAACGCGTCGCCGATGGCGTCTCCTGAGCCCTTGGCGACCAGACCCGCGCGCTCGAGCGCGGCCTCGAGCTGCTTGGTGTTCCCGAGGAACGCGATCTCTACGGTACGGGCGGCCACTAGAAGCGGTCCCCTGCGATCACGCGCTCCACGACCGCGTACACGTCAGCCTCGATCTCCTTCATCACGGCCTCCTTGTGGGCATCGAAGGCCGGGGCGAGAAACGCCGGGTGGCTGTTCTTGGAGGTCCAGCCTTTGGCGCTCTTGTTCCCGAACGTCGGGTGGCGGACAAACCCTTTGCCGCCGTTCTCGATCGGGGCGGCGTTGGGCGCCGCTTCTCCTCCGGCGACGATCTTCACGTTCCCGCCTGCGGTCGTGCGGACCTTGATCGTGTACTCGATCCGCGAGGAGTAGCCCACGCGCGAGCGCGCATCCTCGGCGACGGGCTCGGCGGCCATCCTCAGCGAGGTCCGCAGAGCCTTCCACGCTGCGGGAGATGCGAGGCGAAGATCACGGGCAAGCCTGGACAGCCCCGAGGTGTCGGCGTAGATGCTGACGCCGGATTTGCTCGGACTTTGCGCTGTCGCCGTCGTGAACGTGGCGGGCATCGTTTAGGCTCCTCCGCATCGACCGTCGGCAGACATATGAGCGCAACCGCCGCCGCCTCGGGCTTGCGCGCTGGCCTGAAGCGACCACGCGCGAAGTCGATGAGGGCGTCGGCTGTACGGGCTGCGCGGTTCGCTGGGAAGGTCGCCCGCAGGTCCGCGTCGTGACCGCTAGAGCCGACTGCCCCATCCATGGGATGACCGATGGCTGGCGGTGTGAGTGCGGCGATCTGAAGCACCCGCCGATCCGGTAGCCAGTAGCGGTCCCGGTACCACCCGCGCCGCTCGGGCGGGCGCCCGGACAGCCGCCGCTTGCGCTCGCGTTCCGAGCACTCGACCACCAGCAGGCCGGCGTCGTGGGCCGCGAGCACCTTGGCGATACGCCGCCGGCAGCAGCACCGACTCGATGAGAGTCGGCTCCGTCAGCCCCGCCGCACGCGCGATCAAGGTCTGCCAGCTCCCGCCGCGCGCCTTCTCGCCGTCGATCGACAGCGCATCCCAGCCGAGCTGCGCCGCGAGCATCCGCCTCACGGTCGACTTGCCCACGCCCGGACGCCCCACGATGCATACCACGCGCGCCATCTAGGCCCCTCCCGGTGTCTTCAGAATCGACTCAGCGATGTCAATGGCGGCGAGGAAGTCGATCCACCACAGCTGCTCTATGTCTCGGAGCTGCCAGCGGAAGGCTGCGGCGATGGTCCATCGGTGCTCTCCCCAGAGTTCGTCGGGGTCTCTGTTGATGCGGGGGTCTGGGGCGACGTAGCCCCGGAAGGGTTTGGGTCCTCGGACTCCTCGTCCTCGGGCTCATCGGGCGCGTCGAGCCACTGGGTCATCGTGAAGCGCCCGCTCATCTGCTTCGGTTCGGGGACTTCGGTCTCACCAGCCGCCCGGCGGGCCACCCAGATCGCGCACACGGCCGCGTCGGGGTCACCCTCGAAGAACGCCTCGATGAAGTTGTTGTAGCGCCCGAGTTCGCGCCCGTACCACTGCTTGATGTGTTTCAGCACCTCGGGCGTGAGCATCGTCACGTCGAACGGGTACTTCTTCTCGTCTACGGTCAACAGCCACTGCTGGGCCATCGGTGCTCCTTCCGCCCCTATGCCGGGCAGCTATCAGTTGACGCGGCGGCAGGGCATAGCTGTCGCCGCGCTCGGCCCTCTCGCGGGGGCCAAGTCTGCTTAGGTCAGGCCAGCGCCCGGAAACGGCCAGATGGCCTGCTTCCGGCGATTGCAGGGCACGCAGGCCGGGCGCATGTTCGCGTGGCAATGCGTGATCAAAAGGAAGTGTCAGAACGTCGTATCACTTGTGGTTAGTTCTGCGGAGACGACCGGTTCGTTCGTCGTGTTGATGGTCGCTTTCGCGGCGAACGTCGTTTTCAGAATGTCCGGCCCGTCGATCGGGAACTCGGCGCCCGAGTCGATGAACACGTTGGGCATCTTGAACAGGAACAGGTTCGGTTTGCCCGAGGAGCCGATGTTCGCTCCGGTCGCTTCGGCGATGATTTCGGAGGCTTCGTTTTTCAGGAACGTTTCGAGCACGTTCTTCGCGGCTTCCGTGTTGTCGCATTCGCAGGAGACGCCGATGTCCACCAGCCCGTTCGAGACCGGGAGGCTCTTTTCGGCTTCCCCGAGGTACCAGCGGTCGGTCGCCATCTTGTGCTCCAGGGTGACCGTCATCTTCCGGACTCCAGCGAGCGCCGCCGCTCCGCCGGGGGTGCCGATCTTGAACGCCGAGCTGCCTTCGTTCATCGCGAACGGCACGCCATTCGTGGTGAAGGTCGGGAGGGTTGGGCTGAGGTTGGCTGCGACGTGGCGGAAGTCGATGTCGTAGCTGTAGGAGCACAGGTTCATGCGGTCGAAGACGAACTCGGCCTTCTGGACCACGCCTGCGGTGTAGCGCCAGCCAACGTTTTCCGCGTTCGTGTATGGCAGCCCGACTTCGATGTCGAGGAACGTGGATTCTTTGGCCGAGTCGTGGGACTCGGGGGCTTCGAGTTTGATCCCTTTCGTCCCCGTTCCCGTGAACAGCTGATAGGCGGCGCCGGTCCCGGACTCTTTGAGGGTGCCGTTCGAGCCGAATGCGCTCACGAGAAGCAGCGCCTGGGCGGTCGTCATCACGTCGCCCGTGAGCGTGGCTTTCGCGTCGAGGCCCATCAGGATGTGCGCCGAGCCGATGTCGGCAATCCGTCCGCCCGCGAGATACGGCCCACCCTGTACCGGGTGGGGGTCCCAGGTCGGCTTGAACGTCTTGAAGTAGAGCGTCCTCGGGTTGGAGGTGTTGAACGCTTCGACGTATTCTTTGTGCCGCGCGGCGGTGGCCCATGCGCCAAGCCCCGAGCCGGCGGTGATCGGTCCAGTCATTCTGCTGCTCCTTGGTTATCCGGCACCGCCGGGGTTTGTGTGTCACGGTCCTGCTTGAACCGAACCTCGGCCGCTATGCCCGCCCGCGGGTCCTGCTCCGACCAGCGCCCTGTGTTCAACAGGTACTCGGCCGTCTCCTCATCGAAGTCGTAGCCGTCGCCCGGGGAGATGGCGGGGTTGTGCGCGCCGCCGACGATCTCCGGTGAGGGGCTGATGTTGAAAAGCAGCATGTAGGTCCTCCTTGTCAGGCCCAGTGGTGATGAGCGACGTGGCCGCTCTTATCGCCGGGGTGGCTCCCGTTTCCATGCATGTGCCACGGGCGCGTCACGGCGTTGTGGACCGAGCGCTCGAGGTCCTGCCATGAGCGATAGGCGAGCGGGCCGGTTCGGGCCTCGGGGGTGATCTTCACCAGCCCGATGGCCGACCAGTCGGCCCACTCCTCGCCGCCCTGCAGGTGGTGTGCCCAGTCCCCGGTGCCTGCGGCGATGATGCTCTCGGCTTGGCCGGTTGAGGCGAAGTGACACTGATAGGCGAAGCTGCAGAGCGGGTGCGGGCAGGCCAGCAGCTCGTCCAAGTGCCGATCTGAGACCTCGATGTCGTGCTCGACGTTGACGATCGTGAGGTCCGACTCCCACACGGCGGCGAGCGCGTAGTAGTAGTCGGCGTCGCCGCGGCAGAGCGCGGGCTTGACAGCGTGCCTCGCTGAGCGGAAGTGCCCCTCGCCCTCAAGGTGCGAGGCGAGGACTATGTGCACGTCAGCGCAGCGCGGGCGTCGGGTTCAGCACGACCTCGAAGTGGATGCCCCACTCGATCACACCCCCCCAGCCTCCGGGCTGGCCCGCGATCACGTCCAGGCCGGCGTCGTATTTCGCCTCCAGCGGCAGCATGATCTGGACGGTGGTTTCTTTCAGACCGAACGTCGGGTAGTCGCGGTTGGCGAGCGCCGGGGTCCACACGCAGTTGAGCAGCAGGGCGAAGGTTTCGCTCAGGACTTTCGTCGCGGTCGTCTCGGTCGTCCCGCCGCTGCCCGTGAACACCGTCGCCTTGCCGCAGATGTCGTAGACCTCGCGCATCTGCATCGGGATCGACTCCCACTCATAGTGCGGGCCCTTGATCGGGCCGACGATGACGTAGCGGCTCGGCTCATACTGCGCGAGCTCGAACGGGAGCACGCTCACGGGCTTGGGCTGTTCCTCGGCGGCTTCGCGCACCAGCGCGAGCAGCCCTTCATAGATGCCGGGCACCGAGGAGGTGAAGCCCTGTTCGGTCATTTATCCTCGCCTAGTGATAGGCTCTCAGCATGGATGCCTGCTCCATCTCCGGATGTGAATCTGAGGTTCGCTCCCGAGGGCTCTGCGGCAAGCACTACCAGCGCTGGAGAAAGCATGGCGACCCCCTTGCCGTGGGCGTGGCAGCGCCCCCCGTCGTTTCGGTCGGCGAGCGCTACGGGCGGCTTGTCGTCATCGACACCGCTGGCTCCAACCGTCACGGGCAGCGCCGATATCTCGTCCGCTGCGACTGCGGTACCGAAAAAACCGTGAACGGCTATTCGCTCACGCAGGGCCATTCGCAATCCTGCGGCTGTCTCCATCGTGAGCGCTTCCGGCACGAAACGCACGGCCGTTCAGGGACCGCCGAGCACGGGATCTGGAAGAACATCATCCAGCGCTGCACAAACCCGAAGAACCCGAGCTATCCGTTCTACGGCGGTCGCGGCGTGAAGATCTGCGAGCGCTGGCGCGCGTCCTTCGAGGCGTTCCTAGCCGACATGGGGCCACGGCCGGGAGCCGACTATGGCATCGACCGCGAGGACCCGGCCGGCGACTACACGCCCGAGAACTGTCGATGGCTCACGGACAGCGAGAACTCGCGACGTGCCCACCTTGGCAAGCCGCACGTCGGTGGCAACTATCACCAGCGCTAGCCGATTCCTACTTGGACGAAGGGCCCCAGCTTCCGTTTCACCTCGGGGAGCAGGTCGGGCAAGAGGCCCCCGTCGAAGTCCCCCTGGTCGCCGCCGGCCGGTCGCGGGGCCTCGCTGCGCGACGCCTGCTGCTCCTTGCGCCACTCGTGGGCGATCTGTTTCAGCGCCGCGTCTCGGATCGGTGGCGGGAGCGGGTCATAGCCCGCCGTCCACACGACCTCGATGTTGCGCAGGCCGGGGAAGTAGGGGCGGGGGATGAGGCCCTGGAACGAGCGCACGATGTAGCCCCGCTGCGGGTCCACTGTGTACATTTCGTTCGAGCCTTGGTGCTCGGGGGTCTGTTCTTCGAGCAGGTGTTCGCCGTTGACGCCCCAGAACTCCGCCACCCGGATCGGCGAGCCGACGATCGGGTAGTAGGGGAGCATGAGGGTGTTGCCGCTCCACACCGAGAAGCGCCGGGCGAAGATGGCCGGGCCGAGCGGGCGCCCGAGGTAGTCCTGGAAGTCCCAGCAGACGGAGTCGGTGACCATCTTGAGCTTCTGCTCTTCGCTTGATTCGGTGACCGAGTCAAACTGGAGCCAAGGCTTCACGTCCTGGTCCACATCTACGAAGGTGGACCAGCGCGGGGTCTCGTCGTAGGTGTAGGCGTTGCCGGGGTCTGAGAGGGGAAGCAGCGAGTAGAGGTCGGTCGTGCCGGGGCCGGTGGGGACGGTGATCCAGAAGGTCTGCGGGTCCTGGCCCACCACGCGCAGGTCGAGCCGGTACTGAGTGTTGCCCGGCGTCGTCGCGGCATCCCGGTTGGAGGGGAGTTCGACCGACATTTCCCCTGCGCTGTTGAAGGCGGCCGTGACGGGTTCGGGAAGGATGCTTTCGCCAACTTGGCTCATGCGTTCGCTGAGCGTGAACTCTGCGGACCCGCTGGCAGCTTCGCCTGATGGCCCCTTGAAGGTGTGCGTGATTTTGCGTCGGGTGAAAGCGATGACGCACCTCCAGGTAGACTCGCGGCGATGGTGCGACTGATGAGCGAGGAGGCGATTCGCGAGCGCTACGGCCCGAGGCCGAACCCCTACGCGGATGCCCCGCAGACCTTGGCCTGCCAGTGGGCCGAGATGGCGAACGCCATGCGCGAGGTCTGGACTCAGCTCCTAGTGGAGTACGTCCGCCTGCTTCGCCGCCTGCCGTGGTTCGGCTAGCCCTTCCTTCCAGCTCGATCCCGTCACGCCGGTCGCTGCCCGGTCCAAGTAGTACCGGTCCTCAGCATCGGGCTCGGTCACGTACCAGCTCGAATGGCGGGCAACGTAGGGTTGCCCGGTGCGGATGGCCTCGTAGGCGAACTCGGAGCCGGGGCGGTACAGGGCGAAGGTCGTGTCGATGAGGGAGTCGAACGCCCCCGGCGCGATCTCTCGGGAGTGAAGCGAGCGCTCCCAGTCCTTGCTCGGGAAGTCGGGCGTGTCCTCCAGGTAGAGCCCGAGCCCGGCCTTGGGGTAGCCGGGATGATCGTCGAGGAGGCGTTGAAGGTGGGCCACGGCGTCGAGCGGGCAGGAGTCCAGCGGGATGATGTCCGGGTCGGTCAGGACGAACGGCTCATCGGGGACCATCTCGGCTGCCCACAATGCCCGGGAGCCGAGGTTCCCTCCGAGCCAGCGGACCTCGTGCTTGCTCGCCGCCATGTAGCGCAAGAGGGGCGTGTAGGAGGAGGCGTTGTCGAGGAAGGTGATGCGGCGGTGCCCGGCTAGCTCAAGCCACTCGACTAGGCGGCGGAGGTCTTTCAGGCGGTCGCGGCAGGTGATGAACACCGGCACGTCGAGCATGGAGGGACCTCCGCATCAGATGCGCAGCGTGATCTCGACCTCGGCGCGGAGTTCGGGGTGCACGATGCTGAGCCGCAGCTCGTAGCCGACCGAGAACGTCATCGGCGCCGCGGCCACGTAGTAGGCCATCGGGGCCGACACCATCTGTATGTCCATGCGGCCGATCATGTGGCGCTCCAGCCAGGGGAGCGCTTCTCGCACGCGCTGTTCAGCGTCGCCGTAGCTTGCGGCCATTCCGTCCGGGAACAGCGGTTCGCGTTTCTCGGGGCCGAGCTGCCAGCCCTCGGCTTCGGCGTGCAGGATTTCCGGAACGGGCTCGGCTCCAAGCTCGCGGGCGACCGACGCCGCGTCCTCCCAGCTCAACACGCGCACGCCATACTGCTCGGCGCACATCTCGATCGCGGCGGCGCTCGGGTCGCTGAGGCCAACGGTGCGCGCGTATGGGACGAGCGCGACAAGCTCCGCGAACTGCGCGCGCCACCCGTCCGGGTGGATGATGAGATTGCCGTAGCCCAAGATCACGGCCCCGACACCGGGAGGCAGCTTCGGCACGTCGGCTGAACGCGAGTGGGCATAGAAGCCGCAGGAGCAACTCTCCTGCGGTGCGGCGTGGGCGCGACCGTTGTTACAGATCGCCTGCTGCGGCTCGCGCGAGATTGGCCACTCGGAGCTGACCCCGACGGATTTCAGTGGCCCGCTCCCGTCCCACTTGAAGGCCCGGTAGCCGATCGCCGGGGCTGAAAGCTGCGCGGTCACCGGAGGGCGCGCGGGCGACTGCGGCGGGCCAGCTCGGCGTTGAAGGCCGCATGGCGCTGGCGGGGCGTGTCGAAGCGGCGTTCTCTGCGCTTGGGCGCGGGCTTGGCGGGTTCCGGCCACGCGAAGCTGAAGGCGCGCATGTCGTTGATGCTGACGCTGGCCGCGCTGATCGCCTCGGACATCCGTTGCATCGCCGCGGCAAGGTTCGCGGTGCTGGCGGTGAACGCCATCGTGATGCCCGCCTCTAGGAAGGTCGGCTTGGCCCACGCCTCCGCTTCCGCGTGCAGGATTTCGGGGACCGGCTGCGCGCCCTGCTCCTGGGCGAGCGCGGTGCCGTGCTCCCAGTCGTCTACCAGCGGGACGCCGTAGGCGTCGGCCAGCATCGAGAGGGCGTCGCGGCTCGGGGCCTCAAGCGAGTGGGCCTCGGTTGGCCCATTGAGCCGGAAGACGAGCCTCACGGTGTCGCGGTCGGGTGGGATGCACACCAGCGCCGCGATCCCCACCGTCGCTGCCCGCCAGCCGTCGGGGTGCACGATCAGGCTGTCGTAGCCGAGCACGACGGCTCCAACCTGCCCCGTGACGGCCTCCGGCGTCGAGTAGGCGTGGAGTCCGCAGGTGCAGTCCTCCTGCGGAGCCGGGTGCCGGGCGTCGGTCGTGGCGATGCAGCGCGCGTGCTGGGGGTCGCGCATGATCGGCCAGCACGATTCGACGCCAGTCGACTTCAGCGGCCCGCTGCCGTCCCAGTGAAACCCGCGATACCCGATCGCCGGGGCTTGAAGCTGCGCGGTCACGCCGGGACCGGCTCGGGCTTCTTGATCGGCTCAGCGGGCTCCGGCATCACGATCGGCTCCCGCTTAGGTGCCGGTGCCACCGCTGGCACTGTTCCCGGCTTCAGACCCATGCTCGGATGCTACCTCCCGGAGCGCCCGGTACGCCTCCCGTTCGCGCTCCATCCGTGACTCGTCTCGCCCGACCATGCTCTTGCGGTGGTAGAAGTCGAAGCCCTCGGCGATCTCGGGCGTGTGCCCGGCCGCGCGCATCAGGTCATCGAAGTGGTTGTCCGACCAGTACTGCTGCTCGATCACCGGCTCCCACCACTCGCGCCGGCAGATCACGACGCGGGCGAAGTCCCGGCCGAAGGTCCCGATCTCATCCTCGCGGACGTAGCCCAGGGGGACGTGGCCGTTGTGGAAGGCCCACAGCGCGGCGGGGAGCCATTGGTCTGTCTCGGGCTCGATGTCGTCGGCGCCCATGTGCAGGACCTCGCCGGTGGCCTTGGGGGCTCCGGCGTTCCAGGCGGCGCCGCAGTTGTCGTGGCCCCGCTCGATGATCCACTCGATCGGGACGTGGGTCCGGTACTCGTATATCTCGATGGTCCGCGCAACCTCTGCCTCGCGGCCGGGGATCGTGGGTAGCACGATCGAGAGCTTCATCGGCGGGGCCTCACCTTGTAGGCGCTGACGGCGGTCACGAGCGACCCCGGCGGCACATCCTCGGTGACGAACACGCGGGCCCCGATTAGCGAGCCCTTCCCGACCGTACAGCCTCCGAGCACTGCGGCGTTGCAGCAGATCACCACGTCGTCCTCGATCACGGGGGGGAGGTTCGGGCCGTCCGGCGGGTGGGGGGTGTCGTAGAAGATCACCCCGGCGTAGATCGAGACCCGGTCGCCGAGGATGGCGTTCGGGATCTCGCACTTGCCGCGGATGGTCACGTCGTCGCCGAGGGTGACCTCGCCCTCGATCGAGGAGTGCGCGCCGAGGCGGAGGTTCCGGCCCGCTCGGACCTTACCGCGGATGATCGAGTACCAGCCGACGGAGGCGTTGGGGCCAAGCTCGATGTCGCCCTCTAGGATCGCCGTCTCGCTGATTCGAGCCGGATGGGCGAACCTGACGCCGTTGGTCCTCACCGCCGCTCCACCCGCTGACAGCGCACACAGCGCACATAGGAGCCGATCCAGCGCCGGTCCTCGTGGAAGCCAATGAGGCAGGGGAGGCCGGTGAGGCGGAGTAGGCGGGTCACGACCGCCACTCCGCGCCGCAGCGCTCACAGTAGAGGCGCAGACGGGGCCTAGGGCCAATGCGAAGGCGGTGCGCAATGAGAGCGCAGACGATGCGCTGGGGCCAGCGGCCCGACCGGATCAGGTGTTCGCGATCAGCAGGTATGACGATCATTCCCCGAGCACCCGCGCCACCAGCCCCGCATACCGCTGGTGCATCGCCGGGTCCGGGTGGACGCCGTAGCCGTCATCGAGGAGGGAGTCGACCGGGGCGCAGTGGGAGAGGTGGTCACCCACGGTTTGCTTGAGGGCGATGGCGTAGAGCATGACGCGCTCCTCGTAGCCGGGGTCTGTCTCCCTCCCGTACGACCTCGTGGGTTCGTGTGGACGCAGCACGATGACTTGCGCCTGGATCGCATGGCAGCGGTCGATCAGCTCGCCGACGTTGGTCGTGAATGAGTCGAGGCCCACTCGCTCAACGCCGAAGTCCGTACCCCAGCGGTTCGCGTCGTTGTGCCCGAATTGCAGCACCACCGCATCCGGCCGGTGCATCGCCACGTCGCGGAAGAACCGCTCCAACCCCAACCGCGTCGTGTCTCCGCACACCCCGGCGTTCCTTACGTCGTGGCCGGTGAGGCGTTCGAGGACCGCGGGCCATGCCTCGGAGGAGCGGACGCCTTGGCCGTAGGTGCAGGAGTCGCCGATGCAGATGACCTTCACGGCTCGGGGTCCGGCTCAACGTAGCGGTCGATCGTCTCGCGGTAGCCGCGCAGCTCTGCCTCGACCTCGACGGGGATCGCGACGAATCGCACGGTGGCCGTAGCCAAGCGGTCCATCCTCATTTCCCAGTCGATGCTGTCCACATATTCAATTGGGTTGCCGGTCTCGTCCGTGATCCGGGTGCCATGCGGTGTTCCGTCGCTGACAATCTTGACCTTCACTCCGAGCCGCCGTAACTCCCGACGTGCTCGACCATTCGGCCCTCCGCGTCGAACCGCCGGACCCACTCCAACACCTGCGGCAGCCCCTCCTCAAGCTCGACCGTCGGTTCCCACCCGAGGAGCTGGAGCTTTGTGGTGGAGAGGCGCTTGACGATGGTCTGGCGCTCCGGTGCGGGGACGACGTCGATCAGGGAAATGGGCGCGTCGGCCAGCTCGCAGCATTTCTCGGCGAGGGCCTGCATCGACACGGGGCAGTCATCCCGCCCGACGTTGTAGACGCCCGGCGGTCCGTCTAGGACCGCCCTTATCCCCGAAACACAATCGCCGATCCAACACCATGAGCGCTCGGCTCCCGCATGCACCGTGATCGGCTTGCCGTGGATCGCCTGCCACAGGAACGTGTCGAGCGCGCGCCGGCCGACTCCGGGAGGGGCGCCGGGCCCGTACGGCATCGACAGCCGAACGATCCGCAGGTCCTCGGGCGCGTAGAGCTGGCAGAACTGCTCGCCGTGGAGCTTCGAGAGCCCGTATGCGTTGTGCGGAGGGCTCAGTGGTCCATCCTCGAAGCATACGGCGTCGCCCTGGTCGCCGTAGACCTCGGAGGATGAGGCGTACAGCAGCGGGACTCCCCGGCCTCCGCAGGCGAGCGCCACGAGGGCGGTCATCGTGACGTTGGAGCGGATCGTGTGCTCCAAGTCCTGCTCGCCGAACAGGCGGCCCACCTGCGCTGCGAGGTGGATCACGAGGTCGGGTTCTGAGGCGTCGAGGTGTGCGGCGAAGACTCCGGGCTCGGTGAGGTCTCCGTCTGCCTTGTCGTGGCCCTCTACCTCGTAGCCGTGGTCTAGGAGCTCGCGGGCGAGGTGTTCTCCTATGAAGCCTCGGTTTCCGGTGATGAGGACTCTCACGTCACGCCGATCTCTTCGGGCATCAGCATCATGCAGGAGCGGTCGGGTGCCTTGCCGTCCTCGGGGTCGTCGACGGCGCGGTACATGCGCGGGTTCGTGCCGCTCACGCCGACAAGGCCGGTCCAGGACCCGATCTCGTCGGGCTCCAACGGCTTGCCCTGACGCTCCGGCGGGCGGCCCGAGTCGCTGATAGCTATGCGGTCGAGATCATGCTCCTGGATCAGCGCGCCACACCAGAGGCATCGCTGTCGGCGCACCGCGCCGAAGGTCATCGTCTGCCCGGCGAAGTGGATGATCTCGTCGTCGCCCATCCCTCACACCGACCCCTCCGACACCCGCCGGAGCGCCAGCTTGGCCGACTGATACTGAGCCTCAGCCCTCGCCGCTATCGCTTCTGATTCTGAGAGGAGGTCGCGTGCCCGCTCCCGGGCTTGGGTGGCCTGTTGGAAGTCCCGGAGGATCTGCTCCTGGTGGCGGGCCTTGGGGTCGCGTCCGAACATCAGTGCCAGCACCCATGCGCCGGCCCGACCTGCCACGGACTCTCCGGCTCTGACCCGTCCCTCAGATGCTCAAGCGGTGGTCCGTGTACGTGCATTTCCTCGCCTCCGTGGTTCAAGAGGGACTGTAGCCAGCTATCAAGTCGGCACCAGTGGGCCGGGGGATGGTCGGCGTCGCTTCGCTTGCCGATCCGATCCAGAGCCATCGGGTATCTGCCGATCAGCGCGGCCGAGAACTTCGCGCACGAGAGCCCCGCATAGACTCTGCCCACGTAGGGGACCTGGAAGGAGCACCACGGGCGGTGGCACTCCTCAAGCTCGCTGAGCGAGTCGGGGCGGACGACCACATCCTGCTCCACGACGATGAAGCCGACACCCTTCCGCCAGAGCTGCGACAGCAGCTCCCAGTAAGCCGTATCCGAGCCGGAGACGTCCACGAACGCCACGTCCCAGCCTGCGAGGGCGTCTGCTACTTCGGGGCGTAGGGGAGGGACGTAGGGGAGCGCAACCGGCGTCTCATGGCCCCTCACACGAACAAGTTAGCCGCTGGCCAGCCGGGGTTCAGGTCATGCACGCGCGGGTTCCCCAACCCAATCCACCGCTCCGCATCGAACCGCGACCGCTCCGAGGGCTCCGGCAGCCCCCGCAGGTAGTCACACCGGGCCATCCAGAAGTTGCCGCCGAAGAACGGGATGCCCTCCCCGAACTCGGACTCGAATCCGGGGAAGTGCTCCGGCGTGAGCCAGTGGGAGCCGACGGCGTCGAACTCCTCAAGGTGGGCGAGGTTCCCTCGCCAGTCCGAGATCAGCAGCCGAGTCATCGACCGCCGCCATTTCGCCCGGAAGTCGCTCACGTCTGCGGCGCCCTTGGTGTGGGCGTAACACACCGCGCCGTCGTGCTCCATCGCATACCGGCGGACGGCCGCGAGCGTGACCTGCTCGAAGCCCGAGTCGGCCTCGACGGCCACGCGCACGTCCAGCAGCGGCTCAAAGACATCCGACGCTGCCCCGCGCCACAGCTCGGCTCCCACGAGCCCGAGATAGACGGGGGAGCGGAAGTCAGCCTCGACCAGTGCGTCTACGTGCTCTAGGACGGGCTCGGTCCAGGAGCCTCCGGTGAAGCAGTGGTAGAAGTGCGCCAGCTCCACTAGACGTGATCATGGCGCACGGCGGGCCAGTGGACGTGAACCTGCCGCTGCACGGAGGCGAACACCGCGATGTCCACGAACTGCCACGTCTGCTCAGGCAACGCCCGGACCCTGACCTCCGGGGCAATCTTGCAGAACCCGATTCCCCCGAAGTCAGCCCACTCATCGCCCTCCTCGATCCAGACTCCTCCACACGGGGGCTGTCTGCCGGTGCGATGAGCCCAGTGGGGGCCGCCGGAGGAGGGGCCGAGCCAATATGCGTATGTGCATAACGGCTCGGGGCAGTCGAGCAGGGCTCCGATCAGGTCGTCTGAGACCTGCATGTCGTGCTCGACGTTGATGAGCACGTCGTAGCTGTCCCACCACTCGGCGACGCCGCGCCAGTAGTCCTCGGGCTCTGAGCACTCGATCGGATCGACCATGAAGCGCTCGGACTCGAAGTGCCCGGCGCCCGGCAGGTGCGAAGCGAGGATGATCGTCACTCGGGCGGAGCGCAGGCCGGGTGGTAGACCCGCATCGGCACATCGACCGTCGGCCAGCGAACGCAGACCTTCTCCTCCTCAAACGTGAGCCGCTCATGGCAGCCGGAGCAGACATCGGGCTGGGCAAGGATGGGCGTCTCGCCGACGGGCAGCATCGCGTTCACCGTGTCTCCCGCACTATCGAGCTGACCTCCACGAGTTGACCTCCACGATTCACAAACCGGCGGAGCATCTTCGCGGGTGGGCAGCGCACCCCCACGTGAGCCGACGTGACCTGCCGACAGCGCAAGCAGTAGAGCCCCGTCGCGTCCGGAGTCCACCTTCTCGCCCGCGCCCCGCCCTCTCCCTCATTGATCCCGATGCCTCTCGGGGTCCTGATCTGCTCGGGCGGTAGGGGCTGCGGGGTCATTTCTGAGTGGTGGTGTATCCGGCTCCGGCGATGACCGACGTGCCGGCGGAGTGTCGCGTCACCGCCGCAGCATACGTCCGCAGGTTGAGGATCGTCCGCAGGGTGTCGGCTTTCGTTTCCAGGAACACCGTCAGGACCGGCTCATCCTCCATCACGATGATCGCGTCGCCGGGCGTCGAGACGAGCAGGCGGGTGTGCGTGGTGGTTCCTTCGAGCGGGATGTTGTCGTCGGTGAACCAGAGCAGGCCGGCGGGCAGGACGGTCCCGGTGAACCTTGCCCACTTGGGGAGCCGATTGCTTTCGTCGTGGTCGTCGGCGTTGGCGGCCAGGGGGAAGCCCGGGACGAACTGCGGGACCACGATCGGCCGCTTGTCTTCATCGAGCTGCTCGGTCGCGAAGTTGTAGATGTCCGAGGTCGTGAACAGGTGCGTCGGGCGCAGGCGCGTCCCGGCCGTGTCGGTGATTTTCTCGCGGGCTTTCGTCAGATCCTTGTAGAGCCCTTCGATGGAGAAGGTCGCTTCGCCGGAGATCGCCGAGCCCTGGGTGATCGCCTGGTTCAGAACATACAGGTCGATCGAGGCGTCGAGCTGCTCCTGGAGCTGCTTGCCGATGATGACGTCGGTGCTGCCTCCGCCTGTGCCGCCGCGGTCGTGGAGCTGCTGGGAGCCGGTGACCTGCCCGGTGATCGTGGCCACCGTCGGCGAGGCTTCGAGTTCGGTCGTGGGCTCGGTTTCCGCCACTGAGCCGCCCTCGGTCTGTTCGCCCGTTTTGTCGGTGCCCGAGAAGTAGGGCACGTAGATTTTCATGCCGTAGGCCGGGAGCGGCAACAGGATGCACTGGTCGGTGAATGACCGCGCCGAGCCTCGGAAGGGCGCCCACTGGTCCATGAGGAAAAACGGGGAGACGAACGGCGCGGCTTCACCCGGCGATGAGGCGGAGATGCCTCCGTCGGTGCCAAAGCCCCTGATCTCGTTGAGCACTTGAGTCGCGCGCGTCTCGTGTTCCAGCTCATCGGCGGTGCGCAGTCTGGCGCGGATGATCCGTTCGGCCCGCCGGCCCTCCGCCGAGCCCCGGTCCATCTCGACGCCGAGCTCGCGTTCGTACTTTCCGAGTCGCTTCTGCGCGGACCCGGTGCCGGGGTTGTCCGGCTGAGCGGCGAGCACCACGTCTGAGTAGTAGGAGTTCTGGGAGTGCAGGCCGTAGACCCTCGGCTCATGGGTCACGCGCACCTGCCGGTCGCGCGCCAAGCGCTCGCCGATGATCCGGTTCACCTCGGCCTGCTGCTCAGGCGTGAACACCACGTCCGTCATCTGGTCCTCCGTTCGGAGTCGATCCGACGCTTGACCGCGCGTCGTCAGCGTTATGGCGGCGCTGGGACTCGAACCCAGTCCCCAGGCTTATGAGGCCCGGATGGTGACCCTTCCACTACGCCGCAACGGTGGCGGACGGCCCGAAGACCGCCCGCCGAGGTCGCCTAGTTGGTGTAGGAAACCGCTTTCATTCCTTCGCCATTGATCGCTACGACGCTTTCTGCGTACCTCTTGATGACGGTCGCATAACTATACTGTTGTAGAATTACCTGGAGCGTGTTGGCTTTGGTCTGTGGAATCGTCCGAGGCGTGATTGCCCCCTCGAACACCCACGTCTCGTCCAGACATCCGACGAGCGCCTGGTCGTTGGTCGTGGTTCCCTGGTCGGGGATGTTCTGGTCGGTGAACACCGGCAGACCGGCGAGTTTGTAACCCGTCGCTCCCTCGATGCCCTCGTCACCGTCGGCCGAGCCACTCGCGGCCGAGTTGAACGGACCCGCGTAGTTCGGCGCGATCAGCGGGCGGAATTCCGAGCCGGCGAATGCCGCCAGGTACTCCCACCGCGTCGGACGAACGAACAGGTGCGTCGGGTTCAGGACCGTGCCCGCAGTCGTGCGGACGTCGGCCTTCGCTTTGGCAACCTGCCCGTAGAAGCCGCCGGCCTTTTCCTTTTCGAGGAACACGAACGTGCCAGCGTTGCCTTTCCAGTTGTTCACTTTCGCTTCGGTCAGCGCCACTTCGAGCACGTAGGTGTCGAAGTTGAGCGCGTAGTTGCGCATCATCTGGTCGAAGATGAGCCGGTCGAACGCGAAGTTCGGGCCAGCCCGATCGAGCAGCTGCTGCGAAACGACGACCTGCCCGGCGAACGTTTTCAACGCTCCCGAGAGGTAGCCCGCCGTCGGTGCCAGGTCGGCGATCGTCGTCGAGCCGGAGGACTCGGTGACGCCCGTGACTTCTGCGCCTCCGGTGACGTGCGGGATGTAGACATACATCCCGTACGGCGGGAGCTGTTCTTTCGCGCAAGCGTCAGCGAACGCCCGCCCGTATTCGCGCCACGGAGCGTACTTGCCGACGTCGAAGACCGGCGTAACGAACGCCGAGCCTTCACCGGGGGCCGTGGCCGAGGCACCACCGTCGGTGCCGATCGCGGTCGCACGCGCCTCGAGCGATGACTTGTCCTCGATCCCGAGCCGTCCGCGCTCCTCGAATTCCTTCATCCGCTCCTTCGTGCCGATCGGGTCCTCGCCTCGATACGTTTCGCGGATCTGCGGGAGCGCGGCTTTGCCGAACGGCGTGCCGTGGGCGTGCTCCTTCTCGACCTGATGCGCCCATTCGTTCAGGCGCTTGTTCGCCCCGTGGTCGTTCTCGCCCGTGAACCGCGCTTTCGTGCGGAGCACGAGATCCATGTAGAAGGAGTTCGGCGAGCGCAGACCGTCGGGCGCTACCCCGTAGATCGGCCGCTCGCCCTGCGTCACTGTCACGTCGGCGATCGAGTCCACCGATGCAATCCGCTCACGGGCCTCTGCGATCAGGCTCGCGTCGTCGGCGTTCTCCTTCTCCTCCTTGATGCGACGGCGGATCGCCTTGCGTTCCTTGCGGACCTCGGCGAGGGCTTCGTCGGCCTCGTCGATCTCCGAGCGCAGCTCCTCGCAGCGAGCTGCCTCTTTTGTGTCTGGGTCGCGGTCCTCGCCGGACTCCTGGCGGAGGCCGTCGACGATGGTGCGGAACTCCGCCTCTGCCGTGTCGCGGCGCGTGACCAACTCGTCACGCCGTTTCTGGGCAGCGTCGGCGTTCTCCACGAGCTCTGCTAGAGCGCTCATGTGCCTGCCTTTCTGCTTGTGGGTGTGTGATGACCCACGGGTCCCTGACCCACGCGCGCCCCGGTACTCGATTCCCGGACGGGCGGCGCGGCGGTACTGCGTGTCGCTAGGCGGCCTTGAGCCGCTTACGTTTCTTGGAGCGCGCCTCCAACTGAAGGCGCAGCGTCGAAGCCTTGGTGGAGCGGATCGGCTCGCCGTCTTCCGAGCGGGTGCCGTCAGCCGACAGGGCGGTTTCGTCGGACTCGCCTCCGTCGATCAGGTCCGCCGGGTCTCCGCCGCCCGCTTCATAGAGGGCGTGCAGCGCTTCGATCGCGGAGACGACCTTGCCGCTGTTGGCGCCGGAGAGCGTCTTGCCGGCGCGCTCGGCGACGATGAAGTTGCGCAGGCGGGCGCGGGACTCCACGGGCATCTCCATCGCCATGCGCTGGGCGATCTGGATGCTCGTGGTCGGTGAGGCTGGGTAGGTGACGGCCGAGACGTCGAGCAGGTCTGAGAACTGCAGGACCGTGCGGTCCTCCATCGCCTCGTCCCACTCGTCGCGGGCGACGATGAAGCCGCAGGACATCTGCGTGATGTCCTTGCGTTCGATCGCGATGACGAGGTCGTTCGAGAGCTGCTGGCGCATGTCGAGGTGCGCCTCGAAGTCCAGCGAGCGCTCGCCGTCCTGGAGGGTCATCGTCCCGGAGGTCGTGCGCGCGAGCGAGAGCCCGTCATGGTTGAACAGGAAGCGGGTGTCCACGCCGCGCTTCAGCACCTCCGAGCAGACGCCGGAGGCCATCCGCTCGGTGAACTCCCCGAACATGTCGAACACCGAGTAGTCGGCGTTGTAGACGATCGGTGAGCCGGTGATGACCGCTTCGTCGGTGCTCTTGCCGGTGCGGATCTCGACGGAGGTCGGCTGGATCGCCCAGTGGCGGACCTCGGGCATGAGCGGGACGGCGCGGCGGCGTTCCTTGCGCCGGACGGACTTGCTTTCGACCGGGTGATAGGTGGTCTTTGCCTGGACCTCCTTCGGGTCGCCGAGCTTGGCGCTCCCGTCATCCTGCATCGTGTACGGAACCTGGAACATCTTGCCACCCGATTCGTACATGGCGGTGTCGTCGTCGAAGTCGTGCAGGTAGGCGCTCAGCTTGCCCGCCTCGGGCAGGTCGCGGATCGCTGCTTCGAGGGCGTGGCGCGTGTCGTTGTGACTCGGCCCGCTGCGGTGCTCGGCGTCCCACTGCTCGGCCGCCTTCGACTCCTTGCCGAAGCCGGGGAGGCTTTCCACGTCGACGCCGAGTTCCTTGGCGCGCTTTCGGATCAGGGCCTTGGCCGCTTCCACGTCGCCGTGACCGGAGGCCGCGAGCGTGGCCGCGTTCGTCAGGTCTTCCTTGTCGACGATCGGGTAGGACCCATCGCTGAGGGCCTTGCCTTCTTTCGCCAGCTTCTCTCGATCGGCGGTGCTGTACTTCGCGCGCCACTCCGCCTCGACTGCGGCCAGACGCTCCTCGGACGTGTCCACGGCGGGACCTCCTATTTCTTCAGCGCCTTGGCGGCGGCTTTGGCATCGTGCTTTGGGTGAGAGTCGCCCGGCGGGTCCACGTACTGAAACGCGACGGGGCACACCTTGATGATCTCCGGACCGAACGCCACTTCGTTGTCGAAGTGCATGAACGCGCCGAGGTGCTTGAGCGCCTTCGCCTTGCCGGAGCCGTCCTCGCCGGGGTCCACGATGATGATCTCGTCATAGGGAAAGCCGAGGGCTTCGAGCAGGTGTTCGCGGGTTTCGACGGGGCCGTGCCCGGTCACGCAGACGATGTGGTCGCCTTGGGCCTTCAGGGCTTCGGCGAGGCGGACGAAGCGCTGGGGGGCAGCCGTGACCGTATCGTCGATATCGAACGTCCAGATGTACGGTGGCCCCAGCTCGGAGGGCTTCTTACGCTCCTCGGCTCGGTCTCGGTAGCGGAAGGCGGGGAGGGTCATGGCTTCACCAGCGGGTCGCCCTTCTCCGGCGGTTCGTCGCCGTCGTCGTCTTCGTCCGGCTTGCTCGCCTTGCCTTCGCCGCCGGTCTGTTCGGGCGAGACGTTCGAGGCGAGCGGCAGGACAAGCTCGTCTGCGGCCGGGTCTGAGCTGGGAGCCCAGCCGAGCTTGCGCACGCGGATTTCGTTGGCGGTCGCGACCTGCGTGTTGCGGAGCGTTTCGATCTCCTGCGCGAGGAACTGCGGGTCCGGGGTGAGCAGCTTGTGCTCCTCGACCGCCGCCTTTGTTTCACCGGGGAGCAGGTCTGAGTGGACCTCCTCAAGCGGGGTCGTGTAGCCGGAGAGGGTGAGCGTCGTGAAGCGCTGCATTTTCTCTTGGGCGGTGTGGGCCGGCGCGGGGGTCTGGCGCAGGAGGGCGTCGGGGATCAGCTCGTCGGTGCCGAACCATGCCGCCACGACGCTGCGGGCGTATTGGAGGGTCTGCAGGAACTGGGCTTCATCGGGTGAGACCATCACCTTGTCGGCCTTCAGGCCCGAGTCCAGCACCAGCGGGCGGTGCGCCTTCTCAAGGCCGCCGTGGTCGATGGTGAACTTGTCGGCGATGCGCTCGACCTCGGCCGTGCCGAGCTTCTGGTCGGTGGTCAGCAGGAACGACGGCGAGGCGCCTTGGCTGAACCACGTCGAGCCGAACTCGTAGGCCGCCAGGGCCAGGGCCCCGGAGATGCCCGCGTACTGAACCGTCGAGAGGCCGCGGCGCGACTGCGGCATCGACATGAACGGGATGTGAACGACGTCGCCGGGGTCGAGCAGTTTCTTGTCGTTCGCCGCGCCGTAGATGTACATCGATTCGCCGACGTTGCTCGCCCGTCCGGCCGCGACATCTTGGGGCGAGGCGACCTTCACTTCCATGAAGGCGGGGTGCAGGACCTCGATCGCCTGGGCGTAGGCTTCGGGTTTCGAGCGGGCGAGGATGTACCAGAACGCCTCGCCGAACAGGGCCATCGACATCAGCGTTTTGCGCCGGCCGTCGTACTGGTAGACCTTGCCGTTGGCCCCGAGGAACGTCTTGGTGAGGAGGTCCGGCTGCTTCTTCAGGTACTTGCGATACGGGAGGTTGTCCTTGTCGAGCTTCTCTTCATAGGCCCGCAGGTTTCCGGTGCGCAGGATCGCGGTGGTGATGAGCCGCAGGGAGGTGAACACGACGTCGAGCTGCAGGAGCGTGTGCTCGGTGACGAGCACCCCGGCGCGCTGCATGTCGCCGAGGCCCGGCGGCGGAATGGCTGAGAAGTCGGTGTAGCCGTAGCCGTTCGGCCAGGACCCGCCGATGCTCGAGCGGGTCTCTAGGGCCTTGTCCCCGCGGGTGGTCGCGAGGATCACTGACTCAGCACCTGATAGAACGCGACGTTCTCGACGGGGACCTCCACATGCCCCACCAGCTCGGTCGGCGCCCCGCTTGTTTCGGTGATCGCCTTGGGAGCCCACAGGACGTAGACCGGGCGGCGCTTTATCAAGAGGCCCTCGATCGTGGGGCCGTCCTTGAGATGAAGCCGCACCTTGCGCTTCTCTTTCGTGAACACGGCGCGCCTCCCGGTCGTATGCTTGGGCGATGGCTGAGCGACCGCGCGTCCCGGCGCTGCTGGGCGGGCTAGCGAACGGGAGGGCGATGGACTTCCCCGACCCGTGGCCCATCCGGTACCTTCGCGAAGATGACCCCGACGGGCACACGCTGGTCTACACGCTCTGGATCACGGAGGTGCCCTGTGTCGGCCCGATCGAGTTCTTCGCCCCCAAAGACTCGACCGACGGTATGCGCGAGGGCTGGCTGCGAGCGTGGCTCCGCGATCACCCGGACTGGCTCATGGCTGCCGAGTTCGACGCGATCAGGTGCGGCTACATCGCCGCGAGTGACGAGGAGATCGCCGGGCCAATCGATGCCGACGAGTTCAGGCGCAAGCTATTTGACGGGATGACCGCCGAGCAGAAAGCCGCGATCGAACGGCACTCTAGAACCTTCCCCGCGGCATATCCTCCAACGGGATGAACCCCGGCGGGTGAGCGGGCTTCTCGGATTGAGCCTCGGACTCCTCGCCCGCGCGCTCGCGTTCCAGGCGCTCGACGATCTCGTCCAGGTCGTAGACCTCGGGGATGTCGTGGCGCTGGGTCTGTAGGCCCCAGAGCGCGAGCGTGACCGCGACCAGCGGCGAGATGTCGATGCTTGAACTTCGGCGCGACCATGCCCATGAGTCGACCAGCGGGCGCTTGACCGCGCCGTCGAGGGCGACGGCGAGCTCGGGGGTGCCGAGATGCTTCAGGCCCTCTTGGGCCACGGTGTCGAACAGGAGGCTGCACGCCTGCGCGTGCTCGCGCGCGGAAGTGGTGGTCACGTCCAGCTCTGAGAGCTTGGGCAGCACGCCCCCGGCGGTGCCCGCCGGGTCGCACACCAGCGCGACGGGCTTGTGCGTCTCGACGAGCTCCGCCAGGCGCTCGGGGAGCCAGCCGGTGCCCGCACCGGTCTGGACGACCTCGACGTGGAACAGGCCATCCGCCCGGTGCCCGGCCGCGCAGATCGAGCTCGACGCGCCGTCCGGGGTGACGTCGAACGCCAGGCACACCGGGTCGAGCATCTTCGAGTCCGGGTCGCGCAGGGCGTTCCAGTCGGCGAGTGGGATCACTGGGTCGCTGGTGGCGTTCTTCCAGCGGTTCAGGTAGGCGCGCTCGAACTCGTTGAGCGCCATGCCCTGGAACTCGCTCTCGATCGCCTCGACCGACTGCGTATGCCCGAGCGCCGGCATACACGTCGCCCACGTCGCGGGGTCGGCCGGGTCGAGCTCGTCGGCTGCCGACCACTCGAAGTAGCAGACCGAGTGCGTGAGCGTGGCCTCGACGACCTGCCGGTACTTCTCGACCTTGTCCCACAGGTATGGGCTGTCCTCGGGGGTGCCGGCGGTGCTCACGACCCAGAGCTGGGAGCCCGGGTGTGTGCGGGTGATCATCGCGGGCCGCAGGGCCTGCTCGAGCCTCGCATCCGGGTGGGCGAACGCCTCATCGAGGAGCACCATGTCGAGCGTGCCGCCGTGGCCCGCCTTCTTGGTGGTCGCGACCAACCCGACGTGTGAGCCGTTGCGGAACCTCAGCGCCTCGTGGCCGTTCGTCAGCCGCGTGCGGAACAGGCCCCGCTTGTCGAATGAGGTGTGCTCGATCGCCGGCAGCCAGTCGTCGATCAGCTTCTTGCGGGCGTCGGCGCCGGTCTGCGCGGTGTAGCGGATGTTCTGGCGGCGCTCGGCGAGGGCGCGGGCGAACACCACCGAGAGGATCAGCGTCGTCTTGCCCGACTGGCGCGGCACCGTCAGCCCGACCTCGCGATAGACGAACCGGCCGCTGATCGGGTCCAGCTCGAGCGCGACGTCGGCGACCTGCTGCTGCCAGGGCATCAGCGGCGTGCCGAGCTCGCGGGCGACCTCGCCCGCCGCGGCGCCGAGCGTCCGTCGGCTAGGTACTCGCGGAGTCGCCCACCGGGGCGAACAGACCGGAGACGAACTCCTGGGAGTCATCGCTGGCCTCCTGGAAAGCGTCGATGAGCTCACGCAGCTCCTTCGCGGTGCCGGGCTCCGCCGCTTTGTCGAACTTCGTGGCGAGCGTCCGGGCGATGGCCGCGCGCGCCTGCCCGAAGTCGTCCAGCTCGATCGACTCGATCAGCTTCTCGACGGCGGCGAGCACGCTGGGTTTCGTCGGCGGTTTGGCTGCCCGCTTGCGTTTGGCCGGCGCTTTCGGCTTCGCTGCCGGCTTCGCTTTGGGTTTGGCTGCGCGTTTCGCCGCTGGCATCACCACTCCCTCGAAGTCGCCCGCGCGCGCTTGGGCTTCCGGGCGCCGCGCGCGCTGTTGCAGCCGTAGTGGACCGCTCGGAGGAGCGCCGGGTCGAGCGCCATCGACCGCTGCGACTGCGCGTCCAGCGCGCGGGTCGCCTTGAGCGGCACGACGTGATCGACGCTCGGCGCCTTCGGATGGCGCGGGTGGACATCGCGCCGGAGCGCGCCGCCGCAGATCGCGCAGACCGTCGCGTCTTTGAGCACCAGCGCGCGAACGCGCCGCCACGCCGCGCCGCTACGTCCGGGGTGCCTGCGCATCGCGCGCTACGCGAAGCGGGGAGAGAAAAAAACGGCGACTGCGACGGTCGCTGATGCCATCGCCGTGAGCGCGATGGCCCCCCCAATTCACTGGCGCGCTGCTCTCGCCGCGATGGTGTCGGCGATCACGACCTGCTCGACCGAGCGCACATACATGACCCAGCCGTCGTTCGTCTCAGCGAAGCATATCTGGACGGGTTCTGACCAGCCGTCGAGGCGCTGAGCGAGTGCCCTGCTGATCTCGATCCGCACCGTGGCGTGCTCGGCTGCCTGCCGTGCCTCATGTACGCGGGTGAGCGTCCTGGCTATGACGAGTGTGTGACCGGTGTCGATCTTGGCGGCCAGGCGCCAGAGTGCGAAGACGACGTTGCGGCGAAGCGCGCTCATTGGCCAAGCCTCCTCAGCATCGCGGTGGCTGCGAGTTCCGGTGTCCAGCCTGCTGCCTCAGCCAGCTTAGAGCCAAGCTCTGAGTGGATCGTGACGCGATGTGGCAGATACGGTGGATCGTGCTCTGAGACATGGCCTTGCAGATGGTGCTCGGTGCAGTAGTCGTCCAGCTCGATCTCGGGTGGCTTGACGGTTGAGGGGACGACCAGCAGTCCGGTTACGCGCGGTGCTGGGAGTATGCGCGGCGCGCTATTCGGTGAAGGTGGCGCGGACTGGGATCTGCGCCGGCTGCGAGGCTTGGAACGGCGAGTCTGTCGTGACACTGACCTTCTCATATCCAGGTTCGGTGAGTTCTTGGCTTGACTTCCAGACGCCTTTCGACACCTTGGTTGCCGTGCCTTCCGTCTTGGCGCCCTTGGGCGACTCGAAGGTGAACGTGATACTGCCGGGTTCGACTGGTGTCGTGGGTTCTGAGGATGCCGGGCTCGTGACCGTGGCCTCGGGTTCCCAGACATCGCCTACGTGCCACCCGGCCATGACTACTCGCTCTCGATCGTGATGAGTGCTTGGCGGTTGTCGGTGATCGCGATGGACGCTTGGCGGTCGTTCGCGATTGCGATTCGGCCTGGTGCGTGATACGGGACTGAGCCCGCGCCCAACACCATGCGGCCGAGGACTGCTTCGCCGAGTCGGGCTGTGTAGGTGCCGTCATCGACGGCGATCGTCGTCGTCATTGCCGGTTCTCACACGTTGTGGCAGTCACGACTTCGGCGGTTTCGCGCGCCGCATCTCGCGGTTCGGCGGCTTCGGAGCCTCGGCGTCGAGCTGCGCCTGCCAAGCCTCGACCTCTGCGGGAAAGCGCTCTGAGGAGTATGTGGGCCACTCGCTTGCGGGGATAGCCACGGCGGGATGCTCGACCTCCTCGATGCTATCTCCGTGGTCAATGAGGAACACCGGCTGGACGAGAACCTTGACGAGTCTGATCTTGCTCATGCCGTGATCCCGATGTTTTTGCAGGCGGTCAGGATGGCGGCGAGCTTTTCCGCTTCCGTGCCGGTGGGAGCCGCTGCCTTAGCGACCGGCGTCACGCCGTAGAAGCCGAGCTTCTGCGTCCCGCTGAGTGTGCCCTGTATCAACGGCGTCGTTTCGTTGTTGGCGATGTAGAGTTCGTTCGAGGCGGCAGCTTTGCCCGCCTTGAAGCCGATGCAGACGTTCCCTGAGCCGCTGGCAGCTTCTCCCGCCGCGTAGCCAATCGCCGTGTTTTCTTTGCTTGCCACTGCCGCTTTGCGTAGTGCCGCGAAGCCGACTGCCGTGTTCCTGCCGCCCGTCGTGACTTCTTCCAAGGCCACGGTGCCGAGGGCGGTGTTTTCGCTACCTTCCGTTCCCAACTGCGCGGCGAAGTAGCCGACCGCTGTGTTGAATTTCCCTGTGGTGTCTGCGCCGAGGGCGAGGTTGCCCATAGCCGTGTTGAAGCTCGCCGTGGAGTTCGCGAGGGCTTTGTTGCCGATGGCCGTTGAGGCTTCGCCGGTTATGTTGGTTTTCAGCGTGCCGTAACCGACTGCCGTGTTTTCTTTGCCGGTGGTATTCGAGGTGAGGGCATACGCCCCTATGGCAACGAGGTTGTTGACCGTACTATTGCCGAGAGCGATGTAGCCGATGGCAACGTTTTCGCTCGGAGTGCCGGTGCTGAGTTCCATCGCACCAGTTCCGAGGATGAGGTTGCGTTTGCCGTTGAGCGAGATCCCCGCGCCGTTGCCGATGGCTACGTTGTCGCCGCCATTGGTCAAGCCACGGAGGGATTCGTCCCCCATTGCGATGTTGTACCAGCCTTCGGGTTTCGTGCTGGTTGCGGCGGACCCGACGTTCGAGAGGGTATACACACCGATGGCAATGTTGTGCTGGGCGCTCACAGACACACCCATCGCGCCGATGCCCGTGGCGAAGTTATTGCCGCCGGTCGTGAGGGCTTCCATCACGCCACCACCACCGATAGCCGTGTTGTATTCGCCCGTGGTGGCAACCCGGAGTGCTCTGTAGCCGACGGCGGTGTTATTTGAGGCCGTGGTGTTTTTCAGCGCTTCAAATCCGACTGCGGTGTTTTCTTTGCCCGTTTTGTTCGTGGCGAGCGCTGAGGCACCGATAGCGGTGTTGCCCGTGCCGCTGGTCTGATGGACCGCGGCGTTGTAGCCGACCGCAACGGATTCATTGCCGGTGTTTTCCAAGAGGGCCGACTCGCCGATGGCGACGTTACGCGAGACGGTTTTCCCGAGACTCAACGCCGCTTCACCCATCGCACAGTTCTGAGAGCCCGTCGTGATCTGTTCAAGCGCACCGTATCCCACGGCGCTATTACCCCAAGCGTGGGTCGCCAGCCCCATCGCTACGCCCCCAACCGCCGTGTTGAACTTCGCCGCGAAGGTGCTGACGCCTTCGTCCCCTTCGTATTCCAGATGCGCCAGCGCCTGATTGCCAACACCGACATTCTGCTCGCCGGACACGAAATCGGCGCCCGCCAGCCACCCGATAAGTGTGTTCGCGTTGGAGTTCGCTGCTCCCGTCGCGCCACCCGTCCCGATGAGCCCGCCAGCGGCAGTACCGATGCCAACGTTCCCCTGTGCGCTCGTGACGCTCTGCAACGCGCCCTGGCCGAGCGCCGTATTTTCTTTCCCGCTCGTCAACACCGTGAGCCCCGCGCCGATCGCCACGTTGCTCGCACCGTCGATCTTGTGACTGCCCCTTACCACCGAAGTCGGCAGTTGCGCTTCTGAGACCGGCAGGGCCTCGAGAGCCCCTTTCGTCAGGACGCACTCGACCAGCTGCCCCGCATTGTGCGTGACAGGCGTCGTGCCCTCGGCTCCCCGTTCGACGGTCCATTTGACTCCCGATACTGCGGTGACCTTCCCGAGCTCGCCTCCACCCATGTCCAGTCGAAAGACAGGTTCGGTGGGGAAGCCTGAAGCCGAGGAGACTTCGACCACTTCGCTCGTGCCAGCACTCGGTGCGGTGAGCGATGAG